GGAGAAAAGAAAACTGATGAGTGATGTTGTTTCCCGTGTAGCACTTGCGATGGCAATTGTATTATTGGTAGTAGCAGGTGCTACTTTGCTGATAGTGATCAAGACAGAAGAAGTGCCAAGATGGTTAATGAACGTACCATATACGTTATCTTTAACGGCAGTATCCTTTTCGATTATATCACTTGTATTGAAGTATAAAAAGTGGAAAAGAAATTGTACGTCTGCAAAAGATGTGGACGAAAAGTGATGATAAGAAGTCATGGCTTATGCCAGGCTTGCAGGAGCAAAGAGTTGACTCCGAAGAAAAAAGACAGAATTACATCCATTAAAAACAGCAGCAAGAAGAAAAAGTTAGAGAACCCGGATTTATCCGGGTTTTTTCGTCTTATGTTGGAGGAGTTGAATACTATTCGAATGTCTATGACTGGTAAAGCTATTCATTTTCCTACAGTATGTAACGTCTGTCACATACTTCCGAAAAGGATATATAAGTCGGTTGCTACTTGCAGGGATAATATAGTTTTCCTTCATGAATCGGAGCATACGGTATTCGACATGTATCTTGACCGGATGGAATTTGATAAACTTGAAACAGAATTTCCTTTTGTGTGGAAGTATGCGGTAAAGAAGGTACTGGATATGGAAAGCAGAGGAATGATCAAGGAAAGAGGTAGGTTGATTATTGAAATAATTGATAGATATGATAGAAGAAAAGATTAAAATATTAATAGATTTAGGGTTTGTACCTATGGTGGAAGGAGAAGGAAATACGTTGTTTAGAATGAACGATGTTGTGATGTCAGTATCAGATCCTAATCAAACACCGGAGCAATTAAAAAAGGAAGCTATGTCTTTAATAAAGAACAGAGACATAGCAGAAAGAGGCGGACAGGTTCCAGTAGTTGAAGAGCCGGCTTCTGAGCCAGAGCAGGCCCAGAAGGAGGAACCGGAAGCTCCGGCGGAGGAAGCCGCTCCTAACCCTGGAGAAGAAGACTCGAATCCGTTTACAGAAAACCAGGAAACGTTAGAGCCGTTTTATATCTGTGATGAGTTGAAGAAGATTGAGACACCCAAATTCGTAAGATTGACATTAGACGATAATCGTTTTTATGTAAGAAAGATGGATGATGGGACGGCTAAGATATATGCTTCGGTAACAACTTTAATCAAAGATGGGTATGTAGATGATAAGACGGCACTTCAGGAATGGAAACAAGAGATGAAGATGCTTGGTCGCAATCCAGAAGAGGTAGCGCAGTATGAAGCCGATAAGGGAACGATCATGCACTACTTATACGGATTGTACCTAACAGGTAGAGATATGGTCTTAAATCGAAGCTTTGTAGTTAAGACAGTGCAAGAAGGCAAGCTGAAGATATCTAAGAAAAATCTTGATCGGTTCTTTAATAGCATAGATGATCTTGACGATATGATTGTCAGGGTCATGAAGTTTGCCAAATTCTGTTCTGATTACAAGGTGAAACCGATGATGATAGAAAGAATCCTTTCTTTAGAGGATTACCTTGTAGCAACACCTATTGATGCGATGGTTAAAATGACATTCAAATACAAAGAAGAAGGTTATTTTGGAGCCGTATATCAAAGGGCTACCGGACAGTTCAAAAAAGGTGATCCGAAGAAGGAAGTAAGAGAAGTGGAAAAAGAAGAAGTGGTCATTCTTGACTTTAAATCGGGAGGAATATGGGAATCATATGCATTCCAATTGGAAGCTGAAAGAAGAATGGTTAAAGCATGGTATGGCATTGATGCACGTATTATGAACTTTTCTCCAAAAAGCACGAGCAGTAAAGGATATACGCTGAAAGAATGGACAGAAGACAGTGTGGCACTTGAAAAGGCGGACTGTGTGTTCCAACAAGGTATGTTGAATCACCTTAGAAAAGATAAGAAGTTCAAAGTGAGAAAAGGAGTGTTGAATATCAATAAGCCGTACAATGAAGAGGATCATATTGTTGTATATGATATTGCAGAGGAAATGTCTAAAAGATTCGTAATATGAGCGATATTGTTATTCCTAAAGGAGATTATGTGGAAATCGTAAAACCGATACATATCAATCCTTTTGGTGATTATTTTATTAATATCGAAAGGGGTTCGAGATTAAGATTATCGAAAGATTTGAGAATAGGAGATAAATATGCAATATGCGTACTTGCATCTCATAAGAAATATGGCAAGACCGTTGAAACAATAATGCCTATACTGGTCAGAAATACAAGAAGAGTATGAAGAGAAAAATTAGAAAAACAGGAGAGATAATAGACGTAATCACCTTTAGTAGCTCAACTACAAGAAGCGACCATGACAGAATACAGTTCTATGGTAATAATGGGAGTGTGATAAGTGAGAGTTTAAATTTTTATCTCGATACCCTTCCTGTGGATGATGAAAACAAAGATGTAGACTGGGAGCAACGTAGATTCGATCTTGTTAAGGCTTATTCTATTGAGTTTATTAAAGCACAAAATAGAAAAGGTGAAATAGATTGCGGAGTATATGTACCGGATGTGGTGTCATGGTCTATAACTATAGCAGATAGAATCATAGAAGCAATGAGAGGAATTAAAAATGCTTGATTTTAGAAAATACGAAAACGTACCTCGGTTTCAACTTGACCGCAGGCCTGGCAGGAGCCGACTGAAGCTAACCTGCCCGGCTTGCGGGAAAAGCCGGTGCCTTACCCCTTATATTGATGTGGCGACCGGTCAGGTCGTTGGCAATGAGTTTGGAAGATGCGATCATGAACGAACTTGCGGTTATGATAAACGACCTACCGGCAAGGATGTAGGTGACAAAGATCTTTGGATTTCGGGAAATAAGTGCATAAGAGCTTATCGTCCTCCTGTAAATCCTGACGTTGTAAATTACATACCTTTTAGCGAGTTTGAGAGGACTGTAGTTCCAGACGATAGAAACACCGTATTTAGATTTTTATCGTCTCTATGGGGAAAAGAAAGGGTATCTGACGTATTTAGAAGGTATCATGTTGGAACAATGGACTTATGGGGATGGAAGGGGTGTTGTATATTCTGGCAGATAGATAAGGACTTTGTATGTAGAACCGGCAAGATTATGGATTTTTACATAAAGACCGACAGCCAGGGGAATGAGATTGATGTAAAAAGAGTGAAGGAAAAAGACGGTGACAATGAGCGGCCTCATGTTATGTTTTATCACTCGTTGCATGCAAGAGACTTCTTGTTTAGACAATGCCTGTTTGGAGAACATCTTCTAAGCCAGTATCCGGATAAGGTGGTTAATCTGGTGGAATCAGAAAAGACGGCTATTATATGCGCTGTGAATAAACCGGATGAGTTATTTGTAGCTACCGGTGGGTTGCAGAATCTAAGGCCGGAAGTGATAGATGTTTTAAAAGATAGAAAGACCGTAGCTTTTCCGGACAAAGGACAAGCATTTGAGACATGGAGTAAAAAGATAGATGGGATGATGATGAAGTCAAGGATAAAAGTATCGGACTATCTTCAAAATGTTGAAAATGTAGGAGACGGAGATGATGTGGCAGATTTGATAATTAGCAACAAAATAAAAGAAAAATATCATGAGCCTGGATGTTTATATTAAGAACAAGAAGGAAGAAGATCGTGAATGGGTTGCAAACATCACCCATAACATGAACAAGATGGCACAAAGAATATTCGTATCAGAAAATAAAGAAACGCTGTACGATTATGTTTGGAGACCAGAAGAATTGTATAGAGAAATATATACCAATGAGATGAAGAATGTACTTACAAAAGGTATATGTATTATGATCTCCAAGAGAAAAAGTCTTTTGAAATACGAGCCGGAAAATGGATGGGGGTCTTATGATTCATTTCTTAAGTTTCTTATCGAATATAAAGAGGCGTGCGAAGATCATCCGGGTTATATAATTGAAGCAAGTAGATGATATGGAAAATTACAAAAACACTTTAAATGAGGTAGTGGTGATCGAATCGTCACCAGAAACGTATTTTGTTTACGCTATTCGTAACGCTATTCGTATCTCTAAATGTGCGTATCCGACAGCCAAGAAAGTAATTTTCAAAAGAGAGGACGTAGAGGTAGAGATCTCAGAAATGGAAACTGAAAGCAGTTTGTATGAAAAGTTTAAAGAAAAACAAAAGAATAGGGTATGGAACTTAATGAGCGCCAACAACGGGTTTTAAGAGGCGAAATTTGTCCTTATTGCGGAAAAGAAACTGAGCTGGTCAATGCCGATAAAATATATAACAGAAAAGGCTTAGGGATGGTTATGATGTGCAAACCATGCAATGCTTATGTCGGTGTTCATGAATCAGGGCCGAATAAGGGAAAAGCTAAAGGCCGGCTTGCGGGGCCATCACTGAGGCCTCTTAAGATAAGAGTCCATGCCGAACTTGACAGACTATGGTCTACGCCGGAGGAACGGGAAAGGATGTATAAAGATTTATCTGAATTTCTCGCTATACCGGAAGAGTACACACATATAGGTATGTTTGGCGAGAAGACGATGGGAAAAGTCTTTCAGTTCTGTCATGTAAACAAAGAACGATCAGGTTCGAGAATAGAATGGCATAAACCCGGAGATAAGTGCCCTAATAAAAACAATCAAATAGTGTCAGGAAGTAGCGCATGTAGAGGATGTCCTGAGTATCTTCATGATGAGAAAGACGGGTATGTCTGGTGTGATCCTGATATGAGCTACGGCAGGTTGAAATAGGGCGCGAATTGCCTATCTTTGTGCTATTATTAATCAAAAAAAATATAAGCACATGGGCAGATCAACAGAGTACTACAGGACTCACCCCGAAGCCAGGAAGAAAAAGGCTAAAAAGGACAAGGAGATAAATGCCAGACCGGAACAGAAAGCCAAACGCCGGGAGCTTGGTCGTAAAAACTACGAAACGGACAAGAAGAAGGGTAAGGGCTGGAGGAAAGGCAAGGATTGTTCTCATACCAAGAACGGTCTTAGGTATAAATCAGTAAAAGCTAATAGGGGATCCAAATCGGATACAAAAGGTGACAAAAATGCACGAGGAGATAGCAAATAGGATAGACATAAGAAGGATATTCAAGACCTCTAAACAGGTTATGGAAGAGGCGTATGAGAATATTTTGAAATACAGGCGGGGAGAGCTTATCCCCGCTAAAACCGGATACGATTATATTGATGAGGCTTTGCTTGGAGGTATTTTTCCTCAGCACGCTATTGCCATAGGAGCCCGGCCATCTGTAGGTAAATCGTATGTGGCCCAAAAGATATTGGAAAATGTGATGAATCCGATGATCAACCCGCAAGCAGAAGATTATTTTCTTGTCAATTGCGAGTTCGAAATGAATCCTCAAGATCTTCTTCTTCGCAGAATGAGTCAGGATATGAAAAAGCGGGCTCCTGAAATATTAAGAAGGCAAGATTCTAATACAGTAGAAGAGATGAGGATGTTTGAAATCCTTCAAGGTGAAATCAGAAATAATATAATATACATCGACGCTCCGTGTACGGTAAAAGAGTTTGAGGCGGCTGTATATCATATAGCTACTAAGCATAAAGACAAACGTCTTATAATATTTAAAGTCGATCATATTGCTTTGATAAAAAGAATGGGATTGGATCCTAAGTCGGCTATAGATGATTTGGTGGCGGTTATGAACGAGGCTAAATTAGTATATAAAAACATATTTTTCCTCATCATATCCCAATTCAACAGAGAGATAGAAGGAAGGATAAAAAGCCCTCAAGAGCAGCCTCCGCGTCTTTCTGATTTTTACCAATCTGATACGCTGGGTCAGTTATGTACGTTAATGATAGGCTTGCATAATCCTCGCAGATACGGACTGGATAAGTATATGATATTTGGGAAAGATTGGTATCAGACTCTTGACCGGTTTAAAACTGAAAACAAAACATCATTCAGGACAGCCGGACTGGTGTTTCATCATATACTGAAGGTAAGGCAAGTTAGTATGGAAGAGCTTACTAATACAATCCACCCAGAGATCCTGCCGGGGCATGGATGGATGTACGGGGAGGGAGGGACGAAGTTCGTGAACCCCAACCAGCCGCCGACGCCGCCCAAGCTCTATACTGTGGAAGACGTTACGAACAATCAAGATCAAGAACAAGAGGTAAAGGAAGAACAGTCAGTATATTAAAAAAAAGAAACGTATGAGACTTACCGTAGAAGAAAACGAATACCTGATAAGTAAGTTCCTTTTGGTTCTTACTGAGTTCGCAGGGGATGAAAGAGAGATGTTTTTAATCAACTCCATACACGACAAGGCGGTGGCGGATATGAATTATCGTCTTCCGTCTTTAATAAGCAGAGAACGCAAAAGACGAGTTATTGAGCTCCTTAAAGAAGGAACCAGAATAATCAAGGACTTTTCCGGCTATGCAGGTGATATGGGTATGATTAACGAATACGATCGTTTAAAGAAAGAAATAGGAACCGTCCAAGATCAGCTTGGTGACGTAGAAGGTCAACTTCGGGCAGCCGGCGAAGTAATCAAAAAAGAGCTTGATATGATTGCTGACCGAATCAAAGAAGATCTTCTCGACCGAGAGCTGGCTAAAAGTAATGCCGAGGCTGAAAGAAAAGCCAAAGTGGATCCAAGATACGAAGTGGCTTTAGGTGATTACAAGGAGATGCTGGAAGTGATTTTTACAACCAGAAACAAGTATTCTACGGTAGATTCTGTACATGACGATCTTCGACAGTCGGTATCTACCGGTAGAAATTCGATTATCAAAGAAGGATACAACAGTTAAAAACAAGGAGGAAATATGGAAAAGAAGGAATTTAAAATAGGAGAAGTGTTTGATGCCGGACTTGTGAGATTAAAATGCGTAGAACCTACGGCACCAGATGCAGGATGTGAAGGATGTATATTTAATTACTTTACATGCGGGGCAGTGGGTGTGGTTGCAGGTCCGTGTAATCACGCGGAGAGGGAGGATAACAAGGATGTTATTTTTATTAAAGCTGATTAGGCATGTACATCAATTTCAGACAACTTGCAGCATCAGACATGACTCCTAATGATCTCGCTAATCTTCTTGCCATAAGACAGAAGGATTCGGTTATGATCGAAGCCATGCCGGAAGAAGATGCTGGGAGGTATATAGAGCTTGGCCTGGTTGAGAAATTAAAATCAGGCGTGATGAGATTAACCAACAAAGGAACGTCTTTTGTGAATTATATAGAGACACCGGAAATGACGGACGAGGTTCTGGAAACGTTGAAGATTATGATAGGAATGTACGAATCATATTCAAAAGACATAGGTGTCAGCAGAAAAGAAGCGGAATCCAGATTGTGTTGGTTTATGGGTAACACCTCATTTAAGAAAGAGGTCATACTTCAGGTAACAGAATCTTATATAGCAGAGTCAGGAGATTACACAATGAGCTTATGTAACTTCATATGGAAACCGCCTTCTCAGGCTTTTTCAGTCCATATGAACCTTAAAAACTCAAAGCTCTTTGACTTAATAGCTGAAAAATTTAAGATCGCTACCGAGCCTTATTTGGAGTCTAAGAAGAATAAGGAAATGGATTGGTTGTTTGCCGTATCTAAATTGCCTACGCCGCCGGCTAAAGGAAATCCGGATTATTTGTTTACCGGAAGTTCGGAAACAGACAAAGAGAGGTTGAAAAACATAAAAACGTATTTATTTAATAAAATTAGAAAGCAATGGAAAAAGTAGAAATCAGAAAGATCATAGAGGATATGATTATTACTCAGTTTCTTCATTCGGAAATGGATATGATTCATGAAGAAGATGTGTCGTTTGAAGAACTTGGATTAGATTCTATTGATAAAGTTGAGCTTGATGTGATGGTGGAACAAAAATTCAATATTGTTATTATTGATTATTATACAGAATCCATCAAAGAAATGACTGATCTTGTTTACAAAATAATAACAGAAGGATATGGGAAGTGATATAATTTTATGCATGGCTTTAATAGCGTCATTTGCTTTTGTTATACAGTTTTTGTTATCGATATTAGGATCTGATCTGGATACGGATATTGACATTAACAGCGCTTCTGATTTAAGCATGTCTTTGTCGGACATCATATCATTCAAGGGCATAACACATTTTATTCTTGGATATAGCTGGACCACATACTTTTCGGGTTCCCATTTAGTAGGGGTCGTAATAGGGTCATTTTTCTTTATCGTTTTGTTTTACGTATATAAGTTACTTCTTAAGTTAAAACAAGAAATGGTGTACGAATGTCCGGAAGATTTAAATGGCAGAGAGGTGGAGATAGTATTTAGATCAGGTAAGAATCATTATATGGTAAATATTTCTAAAAATGGAAGACAGGAACAGATGAGAGTGAGGTGCTTGTCTGGAAAAAATTACAAAAACGGTGACAAGGTGAATATAAAATACGAAGAAGGAGAATTAAGTATCTAATTTTTTTATCAACAATTAAATTTTAAAAGTTATGACAACAATCATGTACGTGTCAGCTATTTTAGCTGTAGTGATTATTTTGACAATCATCGGAGTCTTATCAAGGTATCGTAGATGTAAGCCTAATCAAGTCTTGGTCGTTTATGGTAAGACAGGTGGGGAAAAGAAATCGGCGAAATTATATCATGGTGGAGCGGCATTCGTCTTGCCTATTATTCAAAGCTATGATATTTTGTCTATGGAGCCTATGCAAATAGATTGTAGGCTCACCGGTGCTTTGTCGTCTCAAAATATCAGAGTGGATGTACCTACTACTATTACAGTAGCAATCAGCACAAATCCTGAAATTATGCAGAATGCAGCAGAAAGGCTTTTGGGGATGGATACTGAATCTACTGAAAATCTTATTACGGATATCGTTTATGGCCAAATGCGTTTGATCATTGCTGAAATGACGATTGAAAAACTTAATTCTGACAGGGATGAGTTTTTGGATAAGGCAAGAAAAAACATTGATAACGAACTTAATAAGTTAGGCCTTTACCTCCTAAATATCAACATCAGTGACATCAGAGACGAAGCCGGCTATATCATGAATCTTGGCAAAGAAGCTGAAAGTAAGGCCCTGAACGAAGCACAGGCTAATATCGAAGAACAGGAAAAGCTGGGTGCTATTAAGATTGCTGTACAGCAAAAGGAAAAAGAAACGGCTGTAGCTAATACCCAAAAAGAGCAAGAGATTCAAATTGCCTATACTGAAAAAGAAAAGGAAACGGTAGTAGCTGAAACAAAGAAAGAAAAAGAAGTAGCTTTGGCTTTAACCGATAAAGAAAAACAGATCGGTGTAGCTCAAGCCGATAGAGATAGGGCTGCGGTTATTGCAAAGACTTTGGCTGACAAAGAATCGGCGATTGCAAGATCTAAGGCAGAACTTGAGGTAAACAAAGCTGAGGCTGAAAGAATGGAAGAAGTCGGAAAGAATAAGGCTGAGGCTGATAAACAAGCAGCTATAGCAATCCAAGATTCCGAAGCTCAGATCAAGAAAGCTGAAGCTGAGAAAAACGCATCTGTGGGTTATAACAATGCCCAGAAAGAGGTTGCTATATCAGAATCAGAATTACAGGTTATCAAAGCTCAATCAGAAAAGAAGGCTGGAGAAGAGAGGGTTAAGTCGGAAGCGGCTGTAAAAACGGCAAAAGAGCTTGCTGATAAAGAAGTGGAAGAGGCTAAGGCTGAGAAAGTTCAAGCTGCGCTTCGAGCTGAAAAGATTGTGCCGGCTGAAACCCAGAAGCAAGAAGCTATTTTGCAAGCTGATGCTGAAGCAGAAAAGATTAAACGCCGGGCTGCCGCTGAAGCAGCAGCCAATTTGGCAAAAGCAGAAGCCGAAGCAAAGGCTATTAAGATGAAGTTGGAAGCAGAAGCCGAAGGTAAGAAAAAGTCGTTGATGGCAGAAGCAGAGGGATTTAAGGCTATGGTGGAAGCAGCAGAATCCAATCCTCAGATAGCCATCCAGTACAAGATGGTTAATCAGTGGAAAGAAATTGCTGGAGAACAGGTTAAGGCATTTGAGCACATTAACCTCGGAAATATCACGGTATTTGACGGCGGTCAGAACAGTACCGGTAATTTCCTTAACAATGTTGTTAAGACCGTCGCTCCGGCATTGGGAGTCATTGATCAGCTTCCGATTGCAGATACTTTAAAGAAGCTAAAAGGAGATGACAAAAAATAAATACAATGGCCCAAGGTTACACTTGGGCCTAATTGAAGAAATAAAAGCAGCATTCATAGATTTCCTGCCGGCAGGAACAGTGCTTTACTAATTACGATATTTTTAACATGGATTTTGGACAAGATTTAGAACCAGAAGAACTGACCAAGCATTATGATCAGTATTATGGAATTGATTTTGAAACAGAAGAAGAGGAGGATGAAGAGTATGACTGACGAGGAATTTGTATTGGATAATAAGAAAAGGGTTGTTGTAAGAAAAAGAATATCTTATTTAAGCAAAGGGGATAAAGTGTGGATTGTGTCTTCCGACGGGTATCTGCTACACACGGACGTGGTTAGAGCCGACCGCGGCCGATCTTATGTGGATATAGACGGTATCCTGTATTGGAAACGAGGATTGGATGGCAAGCATCGTAATCGTAATAACTACATGCAGTTTGCCATGACACCAGAAGACGGTAAGAAGTATGTCGTATATTACCCGGAAGGATTTAAAGACAATGACTTATGATGGTCCCGGAAACGCATTTGCTATATAAGGAGTTTAATGGTGTGAAACGTCTTGCCATATCTTATTCCCAGATAGATACGTTTCTTACTTGTCCAATGAAATGGTATAAAACTTACGTGGAGGGCAAAAGGTCTACGGAAAAACAAGAAGCTACGTCTTATGGTACGGTTATTCATAAGACACTGGAATACTTCTTCAAGAACGGAAGACAGCCTTCTGGCAAAGACCTGGGGGAAGCTATAAGTTACTATGCTTACCAAGAAGACATACCTTGGCAATCACCGGAAAATATGATGATAGCCATGAAGCAATCTGGAGAGCTTCTTGCTTGGATTGTGGATCTGTTCAAAAAAGACGGCAATAGGTTTATGATAGCTGATAGTGATCTTAATCCCTGCGAGAAACTTATCAGACACGGCGCTATAGTTGGAGTCGAAGAAGATTTTGTGCTGCCGTACCGTCTTCCTAAGCCAGTTGATATAAATGGGACCGTTCATACTCATGTGTATATAGTGGGGTCGGTAGACCTTCATCTGGCTATAAAAAGCAAAGGAGTGATCCATCATTATGTCATAGATTGGAAATCGGGAAATAAGGTTTTTGATTCTAAGAAGCTGGAAACAAATTTACAGCATCCTATATATTCGTTTTACATCTATAGAAGATATGGTGGGGTTCTACCAGATATGAACATCTATTTCTTTACCAGAACCAGGCAGTACCAAAAGGTTAAGGTAGATGAGGAACGTAAAACAAAATCTATAGAGATGCTAAATGACACTTTATCTAAAATGTATGATTTTGAAGATAATAGTGTAAAAGCATTTCAAGCATACATCCAGGGAGCAGAAGGGGCCAGATATAGCAAGCGGCGTGCCACCCTAAGCCAGCATGTTTCGCAAAACAAGCTGCCCTGCCCGTCGGCACTGTGTTATTATTGTGACTTTGGATTACATAACAAAAACGAATGCCCTTTCTCTTCAGATTGGGATCCGTCTAAAAAGATAAAACGATGAAATACGAGGACGTTCAAAAGTTAAGAACAAAATACCGGCAAGATCCGGAAGTTATATATCTTGAAGAGATGAGGAACGTGGCGGTACGGTGCGGAAATTTTAAAAAGGCGTTTGAGTTCCAGGAGAAACTTGAGGCTATTTGGTTTAACTATTTAAAATAAATACAATGAAAGAAGCATTGATAACAGGAGCAGCGGTCTTTTTATTATTATACCTGTTTGTAACGATTCTTATAAAAATAAGCATAGTGATAGATCGGTATAAGATGAAGAAGAAAACCGACAAAATAAAAGTAGGTCAAAGATACGAATACAAAGGCTACTTCATGGATCCATTTGAAAGAGGCAAGCATATAATCAAGATATTAGATATAAAGGAAGGGTACGCTCTGTACGAGTACGGAAAAAGCCCAAGTTTGTTATGTTCTATGGAGCTTGAAGATATTGTCGAAAGATATGTTTTAATTACTGATATAAAATAAGGGGTTATGGAAAAGAAAGTTACAATCAAAGAAGAGATGGATAATTTTTACAAAAATGCAGGGAAAGATATATGGGTCTATATTGGACTTTTTGGAAATAAAGTGCTATCCATAAAAAAATACAAAGGCGTTATTATATGCGAAAACGATGCTGAATACTGTGTGTTGATGGAAGGAGAAGATCATTTTATAAGTATAGCAAAAAACATGAGTCACGACTACTGTTGTGAGTACGTAGCAGAAAGAGCAGAAGCTTACAGAGACTACCCTTCCAAAGGTGCCACATGCAGTGTATGCCTGTTTGAAGATAACGAAGATAAAGCAAGGGAGATGTTGAAAGAGGCGATAATAGAACTTTCAAAAAACAGTAAAATAGATTGCGATGGGCTTTGAACTTAGACCTTACCAAAAAGAGGCAGTAGATGCCGGGCTTAAGTTCCTTACAGGAAGATCCAAGAAGCCTGGCATAGAAGTCTTGCCGTGTGCAGCGGGGAAGTCTTTGATAATTAGCAAGATAGCTCATGAATTAAAAAGACCTATCCTTGTATTACAGCCATCTAAAGAGATTCTGGAGCAGAATTATGCGAAGGCTGTATCATTCGGTTCTAAACCTACCATATATTCTGCTTCATGTAAAAAAAAAGAGTTATCGGCTATGACTTATGCTACACTTAAAAGCATAAAGAAAGACGTAGCAAGGTTGAAAGATATAGGGATAGACACATTATTGATAGATGAGGTGCATAGCGGGTATTCTCCTGAAGAAGGTTCTGAATTTATGGAGTTTATGAACAGGTTCCCAGAGGCGAAGGTGCTGGGCTTCACCGCCACTCCCTGCCGCCTCCGAACCTATAGTTCCATGCTGGAAGGAAACTACAGCAAACTTAATATGCTGACGAAAGACGAACATAACTTCTTCAAGAAAATAGTTCATGTGACTCAAATACAAGAGCTAACTTCTCAAGGTTTTTGGTGTCCACTTAAGTACGAACGATGGTCGTTTGATGAATCGGCGCTGATGTTAAACAGTACCGGAGCCGAATATACCAATGAATCTATTAAAGAAAGTATTGTACGAAACGGCTTAAACAACTCTATCTACAAGCGCCTTCTTCAACTTATGAACGAACGTAAGGCCATTTTGGTTTGTATGGATTCTATCGAATCATGTAATAGAATATCAGAGTTCATGAATGCCAGGATGGGAGCCATAACCGGTGTCGTAACATCGCTAACAACCAAAAAGAAAAGAGAGCAAATCATATCAGATTTCAAAGAAGGTAAGTTGAAGGTGGTTTTTAATTATTCAACGCTTGCTACCGGATTTGATTTCCCTGAACTTGATTGCGTGATGTTTGGTCGCCCAACATTCTCATATTCAACATATTACCAAATATTAGGCCGCGCCGTCCGCATCCATCCTGACAAGAAAGAGGCGCTGATAGTTGATTGCTGCGACAACATGAGGCGTTTCGGTCGGATAGAAGACTTGACAATCGAACAATTCCCTTCTAAGGGCTGGTGTATGTTTGCCGGAGATCAACTTCTGTCCAATATAAGGATGGGTGATATTATTACCAAAGACGAGATCCTTCGCCGGGCAGCCTCGCTTAAATCTGTGAATGGAGATGGTAGGAGAGAAGACGATCTTGACAGTATAATAATGTGGTTTGGTAAATATGAAGGGATTAGATTCAAGGACATACCGGTGTCGTATTTTAGGTTCTTGGCTGAGAATATGGCAGTAAAACCAGGAGATAGAAAAGAAAAGATTATCGAATATTATAATAGAATAAAGGCATGAACGACAAGAGAAGAAAAAAAATATTGGGTGTTATTAAAAACGTAGATAAGTATAAAACGGATTTTGAATACATCAAATCAAAGTTGTCAGAGTTGAAGCACAACATAAATTCAGCCAAAGATGATGTTGATATGATTTTAGACGAAGAGACTGAGGCGAGAGATAATATACCTGAATCGTTACAAGACTCAGAAAGATATTGGGAATCAGATCAGGCTGTAACTTATATGGAGGAGGTGGTTGATGACATGGAAGGTATTATAAATGATTTAGATGATGTGATTTCAACCATAGATGGGAGCATTAAAACTATAAATGGTTCTATTAAAGTAAATTTGGAAGGAATAATATAAATGGAAACAAATGAATTAAGGGAAATACTTAAATTGTATGGTCTTCAACATGATGTTGTTATCAACAAGAGTTCAAGAAGGTATTCTATTATCTTAGATAATAACATAATAGGAACCAATCACGACAAAGAGAGGGTGGTTGTATTCCGTCCTATACCAGAAGGGAAGAACACGTTCTGCATGGAACGAGATAGGTTCTATACGGAGTTTGAAGAGGCTTTTGATGATGATAAGGCTATAGAAGTCGTAAGACAATATTTTGAAAACAACAAAAATGGAAGGTTATGAACGAAAACGAAATATTTAGGTTAAAGGGCAGAATAGCCATATCTAACCTATCACGTGAGGATAAGAACATGATAAATAGCATCCTTGATGGTGTCAACAAAAAGGATGAAGAGGAAAAAGGATATGTCTATACCGTGAGAGTAAAACTAAACAACGGAAAGGTTGTACATGCTACTTTATTTTTTAAAAGCAAGACAGGTCCCACATTTGAAGAATTAAAGAAGGAGCTTGATGATATGGGAGTTAAAAGTGGTGATTATAGCGATAACGGCATAATTATCATTAACCGCATTGTTATGAGCGGAGAAGAATTTGATCGCTTTATAGGCGAAGAAGAAAAATAATGGACTATATCATTATACTAATTGATTAAAACAACGATAAAACGATGGAAAAAATGGACAATAATACTAAAAACATCCTTTATCCAAAAGGATCTATTTTTCAAACACTGAAAGATGATAAGATAAATAAAAACACTATAATATACAAAGGATCTTTAGTGACTTCAGCAACAAACATAAAAGAAAATGACAAGTTTGCTGAAGTTTATTACAATGGAGACGCAATTATTATAGAAACAGACATTATGGAACTTATTCGTATAGGAGATCCAGAAAAAAGTACTTCAATAAAATCAGTGAAAAATGACATCATTGACGACAAACTACGATGGGATTTGCTTCCGATGGAAGAGATTGAAGACATTGTAAGAGTCTATCATGCCGGAGCCAAGAAATATGGGTCTAATAATTGGCAGAATCTTGACGACGGATTTGAACGGTATCGAGCTGCAATGTTTAGACACCTAATGGAATACATGAAAGGGGAAAGAGTGGATTCCGATACAGGATGTTTTCATCTTGCACAATGTGCATGGAACTGTATAGCTATGCTGTGGTATGACAAGCACGGAAAAGGGTTAATGCCTTTAAGTAAGGAGGAAAAGAAATGACAAAAGAACAGCTAAATTATTTATGGGAAAAAGAGCTTCGTGCTATAAGAAATCATAAAGACAATATTGATAGAATCAAAAAAGAGTATTTCGATTCTGTTTATGGGTTAAAGAAGGGAGATAAAGTGAGCGTTTTTTACAAACGTTCGAAAGAGCCTCTTGTTGGTTTTTTTAAGAGCGTGCAAATCATGAGTCCTGGAACAGTTATATTTACAATCCAGGAAGTTAATAAAGAAGGAAGACCGGGAAGAGGATCTTATTTGGTGCATGAAGACGATTTAAGCGAAATCAAAAAAGTAGAATAACATGATTAAAGCAAGATTTTACATTAGAAAGGATGACTGTAACAATGATTACCGTCCAGTCAAATGGCCTATAAAATATCCATATTGGTGTAGTGCAGAATCCAGTAATTCATTTGTATTGGTAGCATATGCTGAAGACGAGAACAGTATAAAAGAGCTGTGGCCGGAGGCGTATGATATTAATGTCTTATAAAAAGATACCGAGATTAGATTTACATTAAGATTTCCTAAACCAGAATGGTATGAATTGTACGAAAGGGAATTAGAAGAATGTGATAGGTTTATATGGATTACAGATGCGTGCATGAGAGACGGTATAATAAGAAAAGTAAAAGCTAAAATAGAAGAGTATGGTGGTCTTTTGTTAGCCGACATTCCTGATAGGATCACTCCTTATGAAATAGGAAGGGATGCTTTTGAGAGCAAAGAAGAAGCTTTAAAACATGCAGAGGAACGGAGAACGTACCTGATCGAATTGACTAAGAAACAATTGAATGAACTTGAAAATCTAAAATTCGAATGTGATGATTAACTACGCAGCAAAAGCCAGAAGAGCTTATTTGATAAACAATTTCGATAAGATTCTTAACAGTCTTAACACACTTCATTCAACGGTTGAGACCATGACGTTGTTCGTAAACGACCAGGCTTATAATTACATTCTTAAGCTAAAGGAAGTAATTAAAACCAGTCCTATGTATAAGCACAATATCAAGCGTCTTTTAAATGATATGGACAAAGAGATAAAGAGGTACAATGCTTCTATCTACTACATAAATAAAGAGCGTAGTGAGGTTATAGCTGATATAACACAAGCGATGGAAGATTGCCTCATGCCATACATAGACGATCTGGCCGGCGCTATAAGGGCAGCCGTGTGGTCGAGGGGTGTGTCCGAGGAGCGGACGGAAGCGGCGGTACTGTCCCTAATCGTATCCTCCTTGGCCACGACATCAGGCAGACTTATCTCAGGTGGATATCAGATCATGAAAGAAATGGGTGGAGGCTTGGGTGGTAATCCATTTACGTTTATGAGCATTGATAAGATAAGACACTTATCTACATTATTATCTGATGCTATTACCGGTGGAGAAATAGCTCTTGAAGAAAAAGAAGCCAATGACATAACTAAGGCAATGGATGTTTTTATTGAGAAAATGTCTGATTCGGATATTGTTGACAAGGTGATCAGCATACTCGAAGAGGCAGAACCTAAAAACAAGGAGGAACGATCATGAATTACTTAGATGGGTACGTAGAAGAGGTTCTTTCTGAGCCGTACTATGATGATTACGGCTCTGGGATTTTTAGGTGGTGGGTGAAAGTATCTTACGTTTGTGAAGGCATAGGAGCTGTCACTACCTTAATGTTTGATACGAGAGAAGAAGCAGAGGCCGTAAAACCAGGTTACAAATTTTTATGCTGAAAATAATATGAGGTATTTTGTTTTATTGATGGCACTTGTGTTATCATCATGTTCGCATGATATTCGGGTTAATGACGGATGGGTTATATATGATCTACGTCCTTTAGATGGTGGATGTATAATGTATTATGGTGAAGACGGAAGATTTTCAATATTTAACAGTAATAGATTTATAAAATTCGTTGGATACCAAGGGGAATACAATATCGGAGATTCTATTAAGATCTTGACATACTCCCATCGCTAAAGCAAATGGGATTCTTGGATACAAACGCAAGAAACCCCGACATTACTATCGTTGGAATTACTCTTACTCTCCAATTCGGAAATGCCCTTCCGAAGTATATTACGGGATGCAAGAACATCACGGTCGTTGACCGCGCCGCACGACGGGCATACCCACGTGCGGTCGCGTAACGACAGTCCTTTATTAATGCAGCCACATTCACAAGTTTTGGAAGAAGGATACCATTTGTCAATCTTATGTACTATCACTCCATACTTTGAAGCAATATATGTAAGTTTGTCAATAAAAGAAGAATGACTGAGATCAGAAACTTTCTTTCCCCACAAACGTTTCATTCCTTCAATGTTTAGATCTTCAATAAAAATATAATCATATTGTTTACACAAATCATGAGCTAATTTCCATTGAAAGTCTGATCGAAGATTGTTTATTTTACGATACGCTTGTTGTAGTTCAAACAGTCTCCTTCTTTTATTATTGGATCCTTTCTTTGCATTAGAAAACCGTTTGTTTAGTTTTCTAATCTTGTTTTGATATTGTTTGAGGAATAATGGAGAATCGATTTTGCTACCATCACTTTTAGTTAGATAAGTTTTCAGACCAAAATCCAATCCGATAGATGCACCATCATGTGTCTTTCTATAAGAGTTTACAGGATTATGGTCTGTAACTATAATCAAACTAAAACGGGAACAGGTTTCTCTAACTATTCTAATTTGTTTAACATTACCTTCATAAGGTCTACTGTATGAAAACTTAAAATGTTTCTTTCCTTTGTTAATTGTTAGACAATTTCCATTCAGGGTAAACCCTCCTTGTTTGAATACAAAAGAATTGAATTTCTCCGGTGATTTAAACTTAGGAGGTCGTTTAGCCAACTTCTTGAAGAAGCGATTGTATGCTGAATCTAACCTTTGAATAATTTCTTGTGTTGTTTGGGAATGAAGAAGATTTCTCTTAATTCTTTTAGAGAAATGTTTTTGCATCTTGCCAACTGAGATATATTTCCCAAACAGTTTGTAATACCTACGTTGTAGAGCTAAAGCATGATTCCATACAAAACAGCATTCGCGAAGTATCTTGACAAGATACTTCGTTTTCTTTGAATAATATATGTTATATTTGTATGAAATCATTTTTAACCACATTTATGATACAAATATAATAATAACTTTTTGGCATATATCAGAATCAATTATTTAAAAATACATATATGAATAAAAGAATCATTGATCCCCTGCTTAAAAGCAGGGGATTTGTTAAAGATCGTAAAAGTGAAATAATATGGAAAAGAATTTAAAACTCGTATGCCCAAAATGTGGCACCCCTCACCAGCCTCATTCTCCGCACACGATGGATGCAGATGGATTTGAAAGGTGTGAGATAAGAACTATCATGGAAGACAAGGGATGGTGCTACGAATGCTCTTTTTGGCAAAATATGTACGACAAGCACAAAGACGATCCTGGATGGATTAGGATAGACGGTGAAAGCTGGGTGCTTAAGCCTATGGTAGAAAACGTACCAAGAGGATGGAATAGCCTTGGATGCGGTGGAAGAAAAATGTATGTCAATATCGAAGGGAAGGGTATTGTTGCATCAAACAATTGCTGGTGTCAGGGTGATGTTTCGGATGCATTTAAGGATCTGATGCCTGATAATGCTACTTGGGCTACGAAGGAGGAATTTGACAAAGCTCCTGTAGTAGGATATATTATGAATGGCGTTGGTTTAGTTTTTACGGATAGGGTACATTTTTTATAAATCAATTAATTATTCACTTTTAAAAGTTACAATTATGAAAACATCAAAAGAAAATGGACAACAAGAATTGAATCGTCTTATCAAAATGAGAGAAATTTGTAAGGAAAAACTTAAAAATTACGATTCTCCTCACGACCGAAAACTGCTTGATTCTATCAATGATCTAATCGCAAAGAAAGCAACATCATAGCGATATCCAATGAAATGTTTTGAGAAGGATAAGCGTTAGGGATGTTTAAAATCTCATTTATTCTAAATGGTAATTATATACCACTTTACACCTTTTCTTAGTATTATTCTCATATAATTGAGATTGTGTCAAAATGCTGGCACAATCTCTTTTCGTTTACTAAAAAATCAATATAACAAGTTATGAAAAAGAGTAGAAATAAAAGAAAAGAATCGCTTTTAAACAAGCGGGTATTAGTTAAGTGGATAGATTCCAACCTATCAGAAAGAACATGGGTAGATCTGGAGGATTACGAAACAGATATATCAGAAATAGAGAGCTATGGTATTGTTGTACATGAAAATGAAAGATCTATATCTGTAGCTGGTCATTATGCTGTTGGTAATTCCAATACATTAGAACAAGCTTCTGGTATAATGACCATACCAAAAGCTTGTATTAAAGAACTTATTTTCCTTTCTTTTGGCAACCTTAATTAATTATTCACTTTTAAAAATTAGAGTTATGAACGAAAAGTTAACATTCGAACAAAAAGTTTATGTATTTGCAAAAGAGTTTAGACCTTCTGATAAAGAAATAGAAGAATTTAAGCAATTTCTAAATAATGATACACAAAAAGAATTTATATTTAAAGGTAGAGGTGTAGCATTAATAATTAAAGACAAAAATGATTCTTTATCCGTATTACGAGGTAATGCATATATAGATCCGCTATTACTTTAGGAAGTTATATGCAATTCTGCATATAGACGATAGTATAGAGTCTATATGCAGAATTGTTTTAATTGTCGAACGTAACTGTCTCCGATGTTACCACATATTCACCTATACTTCCATGTGTTTTAGAATATAATTCAAGTTTTATATGAGCGGAATAGGTGGCATATAAAGTGCCTTGACCCAACCTGGTTATAATAGGTCTGACTATTGATGTTAGGGTCAAATATTGAAAAGATGTAGGAGAAGGCTCTGGTTCGATATTAGTTTCAACAAGTTCGCAACTCCATGATGTATCTGAGCCAGTTTCGTAGACCTTATCTACAGGATCTCCTATTATCGTATCTGGGTACTCATGTTGCTCACTGGTGTAATTCATTACAATAGGATTATCATTGTTTACATTGTATTTTTTACCAGGAGCAGTATATAGTATTTCACGATATGTTACATATTTCTTTTCTTGTTCTCTCACTGTAAACTGGTCAGGCAAATAAAGACGTATCAAAAAACCTAAAGAAGGAGATTCTACTCTACCTATAATAAGTTTAATGTCATCCTTCTCTACAAGCTCTTTCGTAGATTCTGTTTGTTCGCTGATAGTCTCTTTTGTATTAGATGGGACTCCTCCTTGGATACTTATAGAACCCAGACGTTGTTTTATAGAAAGAAAGGTAAATACACCACTTTGTGGAACGGTACCGACTATTTCATCATCAATGATTACCCCCCCCCCTATACAGTTGCTAACTATTTGATATTCATATATTTTTAATGATGTTTCAAATCTTCTTCTCATATTCCTTTTAAGTAAGTATCAGGTGCAACAAAATCACTTATTGTCTTTATTATATGTATAGTATCTATAAAATATGGTGTAAAGTTGTATATAATCACCTTATTTTTTGCAAGATAGCATTTTTTTTCATAACAAAAGAAACCAGTTCTCTATCATCGCTGACTGAGAACTGGTAAGAAAACAATTTCAGAAAAAATTAAACCTACATAACCTTTAAAGTAAGAACAAAAAAACGTATAGTCTACTCTTTGACAATGCTAAGATAGCATATTAGAGCCATATTGTAGTAATATAAGCCCAATATTCTTCGTCTACTTGTAGCTCACATCATCGTCTCCTTCTGAATCAGGAGTGGCACCGATGAAAAACATCATTGACTTGTTGTTCGTCTGCTGCCACCAGTTATAGGCACGTGCTACGTCTTCCGGCGTCTTAATGTTATACCATTGTTTGATAAACGTCTGTTTAGCGAGTTGTCTAAATAACTTAGACTCACCTTTATATGTACCAGATGTTACTTTATCAAGTGAGTAGTTCCTGAGATCGGTGAGATCCTTCAGTTTCCGTCCCATGACAAATGGGTCATTAATGATATCCACCACATTAAGCTCCATAATAAACGGCATCTGTGAAGCTATTTCATTTATGGTTCTAAATCCTACATAAGATCCGAATTGAGTAAGCCAGCTTTCCTCGTTTTCATCATCATCACGCCATCCGGCAAGAAGCATAGACACGGCCTGCATGATGAGGAACGTGCCGGCATAAACACTGAGGCGTTTAAGATTAGTCTTTTCCACCTCACCCATCTTATCTTTATTTTCGTTCCAGGCATCTATGATATTTTTCATACCAGGCTCGGAAGCTAAGCTAAATGTTTTAGCTATCATATTCTTTAACGTAATTGACAGCCCTTCCTCTTCTTGCATTGTCTGGAAATTGAATCCCCTTCTTTTCCACAGACGTTGAGCCGCCAGCACCAGCCATCCTCGGTGGGCAGTCATGAACCTGGCTATCCAGTTGCGGGATGCGGCGGTCCGGTTTTCTTCATTCAAAGATCCGTTACATATCTGAGACAGGCTACGAACCTGATTTCGGGTTATAGCCATCTGAGTTTCAACCTCCTCAACAGTAACACCCGATCCTGGTTTCACAACCACCTTGCCGTCTACGACATCTGCCATACTCCATAAAGTACGATCTTTTAATGCATCCCATTCTCTTTTTATGGTGCTCTGTTCTTTACCACGTTCTTTTTCCATCTTGAAATCCTGGAACGTGTAGAACCGACCTTTGTAATAACGAACGTTATCCATAGTAGCGATCATAACCTGCGGATCAAGAGGGTAGTTCATGATTTCCATAAAAGCATACATCGGTGAACGCATTAAGGTCCGGGCCACCCTATTATATCCGGCACCATACATACGATTTCGGATATTGAATATCCCCATTCTCTCACCTATGGCATATAATTTGCTTTTTCTATCTATGTCTCCGGTTTCTGCTATACAAGATGGCGCAAGACGTGAAAACTCAGCCGATGCATATTTAAGGGAATCTTTGCTTATATATTGTCCTACGGCAGATTCCATGATGAGGTTAATATGACCTGTCAGAGCGCCGGTAGCTGCCACAAACGGGGACAGCGCTAAGTTCATGACCGACATAAACCTTTCAACGGCCATCATAATTCTTGTAAGATCTATCGTGTATCCACCGATGTTAACCGTAAGTTTCTTGGTGTTCATCCTAATGCCATAATAATGGTCATTAAAGAAGTCTCTAAACATCTGGTATGCTTGAGTTGCCTCAGCTTTCTTACCGCCTTCAAATTGCTTATTCAGTAACATCTGCTCCAGTCCTTGGGCAAGCTCTATAGACTTCTGCTTTTCGTTGTATAACGATGATTGCATCATAAGCATCGAATAAGAATAACCAAAATCATGAGATACGTCATCTTGGTTCTCTAATTCATATATGTAGTATTTAGGTATAGACCTAATCCTATCTTCTGGATCATATACTTCCCCTTGTCTGGTTTTACCGTATAGAGAATCGTCTACTCTGTCCAGACAGAGATCTGATACAAAATTACGAACCGTATTTTTGAAGTTGATACCCAATCCCTCCATACGTTCTATATCTTGTTTGGATATCTGTGGAATAGCATACAAATTGGGGCTCTGCTCTTTGTATAAGGAAAGGGATTGTCTTTTTATTTCCTTAAGTTTTTGAATCATATTCCATTGCTCTACGTTTTTAGTAGCAATCTCATTACCATCAGCATCATATCTAATGCCGAAGTCATTGAAATACGATTCATCACGATACAGGCTCTTCTTGGGCATACGATAACCATACCCATGATCTTTTACATAATCTGGGTTACGACCGCTATTTTCAGCTTCAGATTCAGCCACCCACGCTCTTGCAGGGTCGAAAGACAGGTACGATATATTCATACCATAATCTTGTGTGGATGTCCCGTTCTGTACGTCTTTAACCATCTGTGCCACGTCTATCTCACCTCGACCTATTTTACCAAGCATAGCCGCATATCCGGTAGGAGCCATGCGTTTGTAATATGAAAAGACTTGACTTCTGGCAAATTCATTAACAATAGCATTAGCCTCTTCTATACCTGATTCTCTTGTGTTATTTAAAAACAAGCTGGCCATCTTAGTATTGACAGCATTCCTAAAATCTCTACCGTCTAATTCTTTGCTTATTCCAAGCTTTTCTGACAAGTAGTTGGTTTCAGATACAGTAAACAAATATCGGTTATCAGCAGCCTTAAATAGTTTATCCCTTAAGGCTTGAATCCTTTTTGCTTTCTTTGCCGTAGTATGACGTTGCACAAACTTCCATTCCACTTCCTTGGAGTCAGCAAGAGCATTTAAATAAGATTGATTGACTTCGTTTTCAGCCTTACTGCTTTTAGTAAGGTATTTATCAATATCTTCAAGACCCACCATCTTAGCATAATCTATTAAAATAGCGTAGTCGGTTTCAATAGCTTCAGATGCAGCCCTAAAAGCATCTCTTTCAGATGAGGTAAATGTCGCTTCATTGATTTCTCCGATATCAGCCACATCGCGGTTATTCCCAATTATTTCCTTGATGATAGCCCTGTTTTTTTCTATATCTTTCACAATAGCTTCTACGTCTGTCGCATCTCTATCACTTGTCGTAGAATTAATGATATCATGCGCCATTTTAAGATACGAAGCCTTGTTGTTTGATTCGGTGCGTGCCGACTGATCTGACTCTATATCATTCCAAAACTGATCATTAAAAGCCAGGTGTCCTCCTAACATAAGCGTTCTCAGTGCAGCCTCCCCTCCAGACTCACGCTGAATCGTTCTCAATCTTTCCAAAAATGATTCTGATACGGCATTAGTAACATTATTTGATTCTTTTCTCCATACTTCATTTATAGCTTGTATTTCTTTAGCCATCTTGAGTTGATCACCGGTTTTATCGACTCTTCTGGTTCCTACATATATGTATTCTGAAGCTGCTTCCTTACGTTGTTTACGAAGCAGTCCTTCTTCTTCATAATTACTGCTCTTGAAGTAAGCAACTTCATCAAAATTACCATTGCTATCAATAAAAGGTTGCCTCAATATCCGTTTTTGCCGGGAAAGAGCATTAAGATATTCTTTAGTTGTTTGAGAAACCGGATACCCCAATTCTTCTTCAGCCTTTTTGTATATGGATTCCATTCTTGTGGCATAACTTTCACTAAATTCCAGTTCTGAATTTTCAGCATCCCACTTCTCCATCTGTTCTGTATAAATCCTTTCCTGCTCGATGGTAAAGATGTCGGTATTAACCCTATCAGAAGAAGGTTTGAATTTAGCGTTCTCAGTAACCGTATTTCCGTCCTTGTCAACTACTTCTCTTTTAAACACATAATTACGGTTATTGTCAACCACATCATTGATTTCTTCTTCTGATATCTCTATGTTCATGGCAGTTGCAAACGCTCGCATCTGCGCCAGCTTCTTATTACGATCGTATTTAGCCATATCAAGAGCACTACGAAGATAATTAGAAGTCTTGCCGTCTACTTTCTGAAGCAGTTTTTCAAATTCAGATTTATTGAAACCATGTTTTTTCGCATATGCCAGGAAGTCGGATATGGCTGGCTGGGCATTCACCATCGCATTATAATTGTCTTTGGCAATCATAGCTCCAAGAGCGTTATTAAACGGGCTGGAAGAATGTTCTAATATACCAAACCACCTACTTATCCAGGACACATCGTGTTGGACTTTATCAAAGAACTCTTTTACTTTCTTTACCTTATCTGCCGGCACATGAAGTTCGTTCATTAACTTGTCAAGCAACGTACTTTCATCAAGATCTTGTACTGATTTAATATCAGACTGAATACCATTGATGTCGGCAATGACGGTATTGATCCTATTTGTATAATCTTGCTTTTCACGTTCGTCAAATTCGGTACTTCTGTTACGGATATATCCTCGAAGATCGTTCATGATCGGAAGAACCTGATTGTTGATAATATCTACGTTCTTTCGATCATTGGTATTGAAATGAAGTTTACCGTCTTTGGTATCACCATGAAGGATAGTATTTACTACATTGCTTAAGTATCTGACCTGAGCTTCGGCTGTGGAGATCATGCTATTCATGGCAGCCGCCATCTCATTTTTGTCTATTTCGGTCTCTACCTTATTTATCTTATCTTCTATGGTCTTAAGTTGAGCAAGGGTCATAGATGTAGTTACAGCCCTATCAGAGCTTATCTGACGTAAGTCTCTCAATGTTTTTCTCAATGCCCTGATCTTAGACTCAAGAAACTTGTTCTTGTTCATAGAGGAAAGAGAGTATAATGTAAAATCATTATCCTTTAAAAGAGAAGTATCAAATCCTTTATCTATGTCGGTAATAGCAAGATCACGAATGTTTTTAATAACGTTATTCAAATCTTGTCTTTGGGTAGATAAAGCTGATTTAAGCCAGTTTACGATTCCAGAGAGAAGCTGCCGGACGCGTCCCAGGAAGGAGGTGGGCTCTATGGGCGCCGTTCTGTCCTGCATCTCCCTGGCAAGGATCTTTCCAAGAATTTCTTTCCTAACTACATTGTCAAGTTCAGTTCCTTCATATACCTTACCGTATGTATTATAATACTGATTTGCATACTGATTCCATTCTTCAGTGCCTTCTACGTCTTGCAAAACAGATTCAACAGCATTCTGATCTCTGTACGCCTCTACAAGGAAGTGGGCTGTTTCTTCTACTAAGTCAGACAAAGTAGCATCTTCACCGACTGCTATTACGTTATTGGCAATATCCGCCAATGCTTTAGCAGAAGGTTCGTGTCCGTATTTAGTTTGGTACTTCTCTATATAATCGGTCATGCCAACGACACTAACGCCCAGCGTTTTCAGTATCTCAACAATAGAATTTCGTTGATTACGTTCCTCTTGGCTATAATCCGATACTATCTTAGCTTTAGTATCAGCATAAAGATCATTGTCTTCTAATATAAATGAAACTACAAGCGCATCAAAGTGATCGTATTTAGCATCCAATTCATTGTATCTTCCAGACTTAAGATCGCTCTTTATCTGCTCCTTGCTAACTCTTTCTGTTCCTCCGGTGGCGAGTCTCATAGTCACCTTACTATTATCCAATGAATTTATGGTTATCATGCCTTGATCATTCATGGAAACATCAGAACTGAAATGATTACGAAGTTCGGTATAAGCTAAGGCTGAATTGAAAAGTCTAATTTGTCCTGCATGTCCTTCTCCTGTAAGATAATAGCTTCTTGTTTCCGGATCGAATATCTTGGATCCTGACAAAAGACCTTTCTTTATAAGGTAGTTTATTATCCCACCTTTTGTTGATAAAGAAGTGGAAGCAGAGGCGGTCATAACAGGTATAAAAGATTTGGGGTTGTTAAGGACATACTTTCCAGCCTTGTAAGTAATGTCTGCCACGCCATCCCAGGCAGATTCTTGAACGGTGCCAGATAAGAATCCTATTCTGATATCATTCCCGCCAGAGCGAAGAGCTTCTCCGTAATCTTCAAATAATTGATTACGATCATTCATAAAAAACAAACGAGGTTCTCCAGTCTGATACGTTACACCCACAGGATTAGAATCTGTTTCTGGTAGCTCTTCTGGACTAAATATCTTAAGACCGTCTTTTATAACCATATAATTAACATCATTATCCTGTACCATAGATACGGGAGTGAAGTCCGAAGATATAGCATCTTGTAGATACTGCCCTGAGTCTATTCCTGGTTCTTCCGGCACGGAGATACTTGACGGAACCATAGCATCCACCAACATAATATTATCACCCAGATCTTGGCTATAGAATCCAAAGCCTGATTCTTGAATCCCATAAGGTGCATCTGATTTCGACACAAGAATAGGGTTACTCATCTTAGAAGCCTTATCCAGCACCCTTTCTCTATAGGTCTCTGGAATAAGGCCGATGTTAGATTTTACCTTATTGTAAGCCTGTTTGTTGATAGGCACATTCCTTCTCCAGTCACCAAAAGCCTTTAAGAACTTATTAGAAAATACGGTTTTAAAAACAGTAGTAGCCCGTTCCCTATTTTCCATAAGAGGAATAGATGCTATCTTATCGAATAACATAGACCTGTCCCCTGATCTGGTAGAGACAGAAACAACTTTCTTTTTATTATCTCTTTTAATAATACACGTTGATACCATGATAAAACATTTTTGTTATGAGACAAAGGTAGCCAAAAATCAAGCATATCATAAAAAATTAAGCCATCTAACTTCTCAGTCTGATGGCTTAAAAATAATATGAAAAAAAATTATAATCTGACGCAAATCGTCAAGTTACGCTTATGCATTGTATTTGTACCCATTTCTATGAATAAACCTTCCCGATTCAAAACGTTCAATATCTTCAGGGCAAATAGGGCCCGAATCTTCTCTCCTGGCTTCAAACCAAAGCCCTGGCTTGCGAAGTCGGCAAGTTATGATATAATTGAAGCAATTGTGTGTAAAATGGAAAACAGATCCTACAGGGAAATATCTATCAGCTTGAAATACGATTCTTTTTCGTTTGGTATCAAATGTGATATCTCCTACTACCTTAGCCACGTAATAGCTTATGCCATTTAACGTTTCATCTGTTTGTGGTATCCAATAATAACCTCTTGCCATAGCGCAAATATATAAAAAAAGTCGGACAAGATACATGTCCGACCTTTTTTTACTTTGATTCGTTTTCAAACCGCTTTATAAGAGAAGCAATATCATCACCACAAATAAACATCATTCTACGTTCTTCTTTTGGTTTATGAGACGTTGGGATGGTTTTGTTTATTTTAATCTGATTCGCCAGACCTCTGCCTAAACGAATATCAGCTTTTTTACCTTTAATGTTGAACTTCATAGATTATTTGTTTAAACAGACCAATTCCGTCTATTATAATATGACCGCTTCGCATACGACCATTATTAAGATTGTAAAGGAAATTAAAACCACTTTCTTTTTCTTGTCTTTCAAAAGAACTGATATCCTTTCCTCTACGAGCTCTTCCAAAAGCCTTCTTGAACAACTTTCCTCTGAAGGTCTTGACAAGGTTCTTGGTAGCTTTATTACCGGCTCTTATCGTTACTTTCCTTGCCTGGTTTTCTGAGACAAAACTGCTTCGGAAAATATACGATGCTGCTGCTTGTATATCTTGTTTAGTAATCATATGCATATGCCAAACATTTCTTTCAGAATACTGATCTTTATTCCGTATATCAATTTCATCTCATCTCTATCATATACGTCAAAAAAGGATTTACTGGGGTCCTTTGGATTTGCGTTCAATTGAATTATGCAATTACCAGTATAAACCTTAAGCCTATAATTATCGGAGTATATATCCTGCATGGTCTCAAATGTCTCAATTAAATTTTCAACAAGAACTCTGTTAAATGAAAAAGATTCTTTGCCATCACCTTTAAATGTGATATGATCTAAATTCTTGTTGTCAGATTCGTACTCTAACTGATTGCCGTCCATCATATCATAAAAGATTGACTTTCTGATTCTAAATCCCATATTATTTTGTTTTTAGTTAATATAAATCTTCCGAATACAATTGTTCTCTAATGGCATTCCTATCTACTACCATTTCTTGATTATTGTTTCTAACAAGTTCAGATGCTTCCTCTCTTGTTAGAAACCGGTTCTTGCTTGTCAAAAATCCTTGAATACTACGGTTTTTATGGGCAATACCATAAGCTGCAAACTGAGAAATGATAGAACAATGTCTCAATCCACAAAATACGGTTCCGGATGGTATATTTATTGGACCGTGAGGCTTATTCTTGTAATCTTGAACCCAGATAGCTGCGCATATAACAATTTCCTTATCACACATAAATCAATAATTTAAAATACCATTTTTACCAATATGCTTCTTTTCTTCTTCAGTAGGCCATTCTTTCTTGAACTTACCGTGCCACGTTCCAGGAACTACCACCACTTCGTCTCCCTTACTATATTCAATAGCGGCACATTCAGAACAAAGAGGCTTGCCTTCATATCCCTTTAGCGACTTATCGTAAATACGATTCTTACAAGGTCTTATAAGAGCCCAGTAACATGATGTGGCTGTATTATCTATACAGCCACACTTTGAACATACAAATAAACTCATTGTAATTGTAATACTATCCAGTCGTTAGACACTATATCGTTATAAGAAGGGATCCATTCTGTTGTCGACTTTTGATCTGTATCTACCATTAATAAAATTATGTTAGAATACGAAACAAACATCTGGATATACTTTCCACCCCAATCAGTTCTCTTTATCTTGTGACCCAATTTGAGTGATTCCAAAGCCTTTTCAAACGTCATACCGTAACAAGGCAACTTAAGGTACTTTTCTATCCTATCAGCAGCTTCATTTGGTGTATGGCCATCGTATTCGAAAGCGGTTTCTCTTTCAGGAACATCAAACAAATCCCAGTATTTGCTTTTATAGTGATTAGATACCTGACCGGTAGGCAGGATCGCCATCACAATAAACCAGTCATCAGAACCGAAACATTTTTCTCCATCGCTGTGCTTTCTTGATTTGCAAACTTCAACCTGTCCATTTCTGGCTAATAGATTAAAAAAGGCGGCGTTATACAACATGCGGTACCGATACAATTCATTGAAAGTATGGTATCCATCAGAAACCTCTCCCATGTCTCCAGGTTCTGCTTTAGGTTCAGGATGATTCGGATAGCAGTAGTCCACTGATGCTTCTAACACTGACTTTACGTGTTCTATTATCCTCGCAACATCATCATGTTTAAAAAAATGCTTAAATCTTTCAACGAATTTAATATCTTCGTTGATTGCTGATTCGAACTCTTCTTTTGTCATTGCTCTAACTACATCTTTAAAATCTTTTAATTCCATAATTTGTTTCAAATTAATTGTTACTATACTTTCTTTATCCTACAATACAAATCCCATAAGAACTTAGCAGAAAAAACATCCCATACATTATTCTTCTGCAAAAGATCTACTTTGTTAGCAAACCAAGACCATATGGGACCATCATATGAAGAATCAGATGATTTCCCCAATCCAATTTTCTCCATTTCATTCGCCACATCAGAATAAGGATCTAAATCGACTCCCCTAATCATGTTAATAATATCATCCTTGTCTAACGTAAATTGAAACCGCTCCTCGTTAGTAGGCGGATCTTGATTCAATTTACCAGTCGCAAGCCATTCTCCATCATGATACAATTCGGCAAGTTTCTTTACCTTATTTTTAAGAAAAGAATACTCTTGTATGACTTCCATAAAGTCAGCTTCGTTAGCTTTACCCTCTATGAAGATAACGGTTTTGCTTCCAGGTCTATGATCGTCTAAGCTTGCCGGGATTCCCAATATCGTCCATCCTTTAAACTCAGCTATCTTAAAACGCATGACATCAAACACCTTATAGAAATCATCACAATCTACAGATTCTATTACCTTAACATCCTCTTCCGTAAATTTACCTCGTATTGGAATAACGTGATGACCAGGGCAGCCATTGGTTCCGAAATATGCGATTCTAACCATATTATCTATAATATTTTAATTGTTCTGAAATCCTATATTTACTTATATCATCACACAAGTTACACCCTCCTGTGCATCCATAAATCGAACAATACGAGTCTCTTTCTGCCTTCGATCTGGATTGGAAATCTCTTACGGCTTTAATCCAGGTAGGAGAAACTATCTTACCAGAGAAAGAAGGTACGTTTAAAAGTAGTGTTTTCATGATTTCGCTGAAACATTCATATAATACGGTACATCTACCACATCTCTTCTATGAAGTTCCTTCTCAAAATAAGAAACCATATAGGTATTTTTACCTTCGTGATCAGGCCTGGGATCAAAGCATTCAAAAACGAATCTTGTTCTACCTTCAAGATGACCAAACATGAAAACAAACTCACCACCGTATCTTTTGTTAGCCAATTCTTCTACTGTCATAACCTGTCTCCTCCCAATCCCGAATTGATGCTAACGTACTTAACACGGACATCGTTTCCACGTCCAAGCTGACCCCAGCCGGGCGATGGCGTTCCCTTTGCCGGAGCAGCGACAGCCCTAAGCCGAGGCCAGTCCTGCTTTTGTCTTATGGCCTCCGCCTCTTTGTAATATTGGTTACACAGCTCTTGATCTTCGTACCCAATGTAATCTTCTTTATTTTCCATATATCTTATTTTTTTCAACAAAAGTAAGATATATATAAATCAATTTGATTTAAAATAATACAATGTATATTAAAATAAAAACCCGATACGTTAAAGTATATCGGGTTTGGTATCAAGCATAAAACATAGTCAGATCTTAGGCAAAGACTCAAGCCATTTTTTAATGTCTTTATATTGAGGATCTTTATCTATTTTGTCTTTCAGATCGTGCAATGCCGTATCTATAACCGTATTTGGCACACCTATTAGTTCTCCTATTATATGCAAAAGAGTCTTATTCGACTTAGATTCATGCGCTGTATTCATGTCCAAAAAAAATGCTATAAAAACAAACCGGCCACGGGTATTCTATTGCCCGCCGACCGGTATCATATTTTTTATTCTTTTTATTCCCTTTCGGGAAAAACGGGAATGCGGGAATCATATTTTTTACTATGGCTCCCGCACCGCCGGAAGGACTTGGGTCTGGATCTCAGGTCAGATCCTTCCAGCTTATTTTTTCGCCGAGGTAATCTTGCACGGCAAGCCATCTTATAAAGGCTACTCCTTCGGGGGCATCCGGATCATTCAAATACATTAACGTAGCTTTCACCAGCTCGTTCTCACATTTGAAGATCTTCGGGAAGCCATCCGAATAGTACATTGCAAAGACATATTGGACATCGCCCCATGTCGCTTTATCCGGCTTCTTCGCTCCGCACTTTTCAAAAATATCTTTTATCTCCGACTGCTTCCAGATCCTTTTAGATCCATCGACGTTAACCATTTTCTTAACCGCTTCGTCAGCAAGTTCATTAGAGAACTGATAGCCGTAAGTGTCTTCATATTTCCGATAAGCTGGATCCTCTGCGTCTGCTCCTCAATAAGAACGACCACGACCTCTTCCCCTACCTCTACGCATCTGGGGACCATCACCGTAGTATCTGTCGTCTCCATAATAATCGGTCGGGTAAGATTCGTAACCCATCCTCCGGTATTCCCGGTCCTCCATTTCATGACGGCGTTCGCGTTCTTCGAGTCTTCTTTCTCTTTCTTCCAACTCGTTTTCACGTTCTTCCATCTCTTTCATTTTTTCATGCATACCATAATGGTCATAAGGAGGAAGGAATCCATGTCCGTAACCCATGTACGTCCCATCAGAACGACGACTACGACCTCTGCCTCGTCTATCTTCTATCTCGTCATATCCAGGATATTCTCTTTGTCCTGAATTTAAATCATATACTATCATATTATACTTATTTCAAACGTTCTACAATCAACTTCTTTAAATCTTCAAATGAATCAGTAAGATCATTGACCTTATTTTCTATACCAGCTATTTTACGATCTTGCTCTCTTGTCTGTTTAAATGCTGGGTTAACTTCTTCCAATATGGATTCACAAGCTTCGATCTTTGCACGATGAGTATCTACGCTATCTATTATTTCCTGACTGGTGTTTTTTATAGCATTCAATTCATTCATAATAGGATCTATGCTTGTAGACAATGTTATTCCCATTGCTTTAGCCACATTCTGAGATTCGGGAACTGTATAGGTCTTGGTTTCTCCTGTAAGCTCCACTGTAAGATCCACCACGCGCGTCTGCATGGTCTGGTATTGTCCAGGCTGCGGAGGAAGGTATCTTGGTTCCGATACGGCTACCACTCTTCCCAATTCGTATTTAGGTACTGTATTAGTATCAAGGGTATGTACCTGAAACCCTTTCTTTAAATCTGAAAACATGACCGAAATATTTATCTGTTAGAAAAATAGGGTGATAGTCCCTATGACCAGGTTTATCACCCTACTAAAAATCATTTGCTTACCTTAGTTTCAGACGCCTGGGCTGCCGCTACTGGAACACAGCAATCCATTAATCTTAACACGCCACGAACTTTATTGAAGTACAGAAGGCGTTCTGTGCCATTTACCATAGCATCACCCGTGACAGCTACGTTAATAGGGTTCACGACATTCACTCCCGTAACCGGGCAACAGGTGTCGGCTCCTACTGTTGAAACTGTGCTGTTTGCCGGGACCGCAATCTGTACCGGTAGAGCACTTCCGGCTGTGGGGACTACTTGCCTTATCTTAAGAAGGATAAGACCCTCACACGGAAGGGCGATCCAAGCCCGTGGGTTAATACCGAAGATTGTATTTGTCGTACTGACAATAACATTCTTCGTAACCATCTCATACAACGATCCTATTTTAGAAACACAAGCCATATTAGCCTCCTCTCTTAATAAAATCAGACAGCAGCGTTGTTATTGCAACATCCGTTGTTACATCCACATCCGTTATTGCAGCAACCTCCTCCGAATACCTGTCCCCAAGTATAGGACTGATAAGGAGAACAAGAGGGATAAGCAGGAACCGGACAAGGACGTAATTGACCAACGATATTCTGGGTCTGTTGCTGAGATAATGCCGAAGCTGTCAAAGCCGCTTTTTCTTCACGAAGTTGAGCAATAGTGTTCTGCATCTCCCTCATTTCCAACTGACAGAATTTGTCGTTGATCATAACGGTTTGAGCGTCAAGTTTCGCAGACAAGATATTGAATTGGCTTGTAGCTTGCTCACGATTGTTAGCCAGACCTTGGTTGAGACCGTTCTGCAAGATATTGGTTTGTTCCAACGTGCGAAGCTGGTTATCAAAACCTTGCTGAGTAATCATTCCCTGAGTCTGGCAAGTGCTTTGATTGATCAACGAACTCAGATTGCAGCAGCAAGAGCTGATTTGATTTCCGATTTCACAACCTTGTTGTTGAACTGCGTTGATAACAGCCTGAGAAGTCATACCTACCTGACCAGCTACTTTATCAATAGCACCCTGTACGTTGCAGATAGCGTTCTGAAGTTGAGTAGTAGAACAGTTCAAAGCAGAAGCGATCTGATCTATAGCGCTACGATTACCTTGAATTGCCTGCATCAGAAGCTCACGACCGTAATCGTTATTCAACTGAGCGGGTAAACCATTGGCGCAACAATCACCACCATTTCCAAAACCGTTACCGAAGCCGCGTCCACCCCACAGCCAGAACAAAACAATTATCCAGAGCCACCAACCGTTAGCCCCACCGAAACCGTCCTGGTTATTACGACCGTTCATCAAAGCCGCCACCAGATTCGGATCCATTTTATTACCACCTATCAAATTAGCAAACATGCCGGGAATCATTGAAAGAAGACCGTTAGTGGCTGCACCACCACCGTTAGCCCCGGCTCCATCTAAAAGGACGATTTTATCACCACCCATAATTTTATAGTATTTAATTGTTAAACATACGTGCATGAAGCACGTAACAAAGATCATGATTGCAGGGTGGAATACAGGTGTGTTTGTTTCCTATAGAAGAGAAGTATTTTCAGCAAAAACGGAAGTATAATACACAATAATTAATTTTCCCCCATTTAAGGGGAAAACCTGATAATCATAAACTTTTGCCTTTCCCATTTTGGGTAAAGCACTGTAAAACAAACCAGGGCCCGCATCACTGCGAACCCTGATCTACACTAATCTAAACTAATACCATGAAAAACTTAAATCTAAAAACTAAAGAACACACAAATGTATGAAAATGTATGGTTTTCACAAAGAATCTGTATCCTGTTCTTTCGTGTGATTCAAGACATGGGATATAGTTCTGATACTTAATCCGGTTTGATTTCGTATCAGATTATAAATATAGGATTTTGAAACTACAGTTCTTAATTGACCTAAATCATTCATAATGTTTTTATACATAAGATGAATGCTGTTATTACGTTTGATGGTACTGATTCTCATTTCCTACCGTTATTAGTTACGTTCTGTTCTTACCTTCCCTATTTTCTATAATCCCTTCCTGAAACTAATATTGCAAACTTAATAAAAATAATTCATAAACAACGAAAATCTAACTTTTCTTGTATGTTATTGATATACGTACATATATGAGAAAAGTGAGACTTTCACAAGCCTCACTTCCCAAATTATAACTATGAAAAAACTATATATATGTACACAAAAATTACCTGCATTCCAATTTATTAAGATCATCCAATTCAGACTTGCTTACGATCATATCTTGCGTCAGGCCAGATCTGTTTTGGTATGGAGCGTAATCGGTTTCTACCGTCTTAACCTTCTGAGTAGAATCGTATTTCACCTCCGATTCGGTTCCTGTCAGATTTTGGTAGATAGAGCCGGAACTACTTTCGCTTACTTTAGACCATATCTTATTACCTACTCTTATAAAATTATCATAAATACCTTCGGCTGTTATAACACCATCTTGCTCTACGATATTAGGACCCGATTTTTCTTTTAACAGATACGGGTGCCTGGTGTAAAAATAATGTTCAAAATCATTATCGGCATACGAAGGGTCATACCTATCCAAATAAAACAATTTTGATAAAGAAGGATCGGTGCTGGTCATGCTATAATCAAACAACATCAACCTGTCTTTTCCAGATAAAGATAATTCTATTGATTTCAGAATATCAGGATCATCAGAAATAAGGCCCAAAGATGGACCAGGTTTGAAGTCAAGATACTTATAGGCATTATCATATAATTTTGTTTTATGGAGTTTGTTGTCAAGGTAAGATTGGTATAAATCGAATAAGGATAATGGGTTTTCGCTATCTTGTTTTTTGTTCATGTATCGACTATACTCCCGATCCATATCCGCGTAAGAAATGTCAAGTACCGCCGGGTGCCCAAACGCCATCCTGGTCATTATCATGTCCTCTGTGTTTTGAGAATCCATGAACGATCTGACGTATTTTTTAATGGAATCCATGAGCGTATTATTATCTACGTTCCGTACTTTCTCTTTATCCAAAACGCCGTTCTTAAAACAAGATTCAGGATATATTTTAGTAGAAAAATGAGTTAGGTTGTGCTTGGCTAATACTGTTGATATTTGATACATCTCGTTAAGATCATCTTTGCTGATCCTTTGATATAGATTATCTCCTACCTTAAGCAATGAATGTTTCTCAAATGCTTCTACTGGGTCTATATTGGATTCAGAATAAACGATATTCAAATTATCCATATACTCCGGCAATAATCCAAAATAATAGTCTGTACTATCACCAAGAACATCATCAATAGAAGATGCCAACGTAGGAGCATAATTTACATCATTGTGCCTGGCCACATAAATATCAAGATCCAGCATCAAATTATCTATCTTATTCAAAGATTCTTCTGTGCCATCATAAGTTTCCGATGTCCCTATTATATCTATGCCAAACCACGTACAAGCCTCTTCTATATCCCATATCATGCTTCTTAAATCGGATTCGGTGTCGGCATTAACCCTATGTAAATAAGCTGATATACGAGCTCTTAGGAACTCTATTTTGCCGGAATTGTAATAAGAAAGATCTTGTAGCTTAGACAAAGATCTTCTCTTGCCTTCTACCATATCATCCCCTTCTATGTTTATTACCGGAATCTTATTCGTAGATGAAAACTCATCAAACATAGATTCGGCAAATTCTTTATCAGAAACGAATTTCTCAACCAGTTCAGGATATGAGTTTCTCAACGATTCAAAAGCAGATGAAAATTCAGAAAAGTTTTTTATGCCGGCTACTGTTTTACGCATAGCATAATAAAGCTCAGAAGGATTATATGGCACTTTTTTACCAAATTGGTTAAACACTCCCTCCTTGTAAACAATAGGACCATACTGATAGTCAACAGACATAAAATAATTATCCTTTTCCCTATCATGTTCGTTAATAGAACAATCTATTAACTTTCTCATGGAAGTCGAAACCTCATTTAAAACAGAAGGATCGGATAAGATACGACTTATCTCTGTTTCATCATACAAACCGGATCTCCTTAATTTCTGCTCATTCAGTATCAAACTGCCATCTACATAAAAATCGAAGAGGATAGCATTAGACAATGAAGACGCATTGAAAAAATAATGAGTAGACAAAAGGAAATCCCTTACATCCTTAATGTCCTGAGCCGTTAAAGGATCAGCAAAATAAGTCTGACGCTTCATATACGACAGCACGTCTTCTAAAAGAGGTTCGCCATTGGGATCGGTATTAAACATCTCCCCTGGAGCCGGGTTATTCCAATGACCGTAATACGACAAAAAACCAGGAGTGTAAGCCTTAGCCCATACCTGAAGAGCCCGCTCACTGTTTCCTAATACCTTTAAAGCACTTTCGTAAAGAACGGAAGGCTCCCCGTTAGGAGCCTTAACCCGTTTTATTTCATTTTCCTTTTTTTCTATCTGACATTTGACACCCATAATAATTAACTTTTTTGCAAAGTTAATTATAAAACCGACTTATACAATAACGAATCCCAAACTCCTTCTATATAAATCTCTGGGAAACTCAAACCGCCATCACGAAGAGTAGTAACTTTCAAACTGGGAATATTAAAAACAGTGCAAACATCACCAAACTCACGGCTCAACTTAATAGCATTTCCGCTGTTATCAGCTTCATAATAACAATAACAATAATTTTCATTAATGTTTGGATCATATTCGTACCAATATGTTAGATCCTGTATATGATCTTCTATATTACCAATTTTGTTTTCACCTAATATAAAAATGCCATTATTGCTATGATGATAAACCTTAGATTCATAACCACCATGATTCCAATCACTATTAAACATTATATAACTTTCTTCGGAATCATAATCTTTTAATACAGGCCCTATATGTATATGAATTTTATTAAACTGACATACATAAGGTCTTTTTCCTCCAAGCCTTTTTATATCTTCATTAGATAACTTATTATAACATCCTCCCACAAAATTATCCGCAGCATTAAAAAATCTCCTTCTTATACTCAACACTCCTTATTTAACTCATTTATCGAATCTGAATTATCAGAACCTTCTACAAGATTCTTATTTCTATCTATCTCTTCCTGGCTCATGTTACTCATCATATTTTGTATTTTTCTACCAGATTGAGATAAAGAACGGATGAATGCGCTGGAACTTATCTTAACTCCAAGATCCGGTTTTGCCCTAAACGCTTCACCGGTACTGATATTATACAAATCATACACACCTGAGTTCATATAGAATTTATATATCCAGTTTCCACCAGCTTTTTTGTATCCTAATTTGGTTAGCTCGACTACACTCATACCAAATTTAATGCCATTACGACCCATTATCTTCTCCGGTATAGGTTCTACCTTAGCCGGAACAGATGTATATGCTTCATCGCCGCCGTACAGGAAATAAGGGGTTGTCACCCTTGATATGTGAGTAAGCGACTCTTCGGATATACGAGGTTCGTCTTTCGCAGCCTTAGATCCTTTCCTTAGATTGGATATTCTAATAAAAGGATCGTATGTCAAAAAGGTTAAGCCGTATTCTACTTTATAACCTGATACGCCGTTAAGATCCCTTATAGCCTTAGTCGTATGCGAGTGATTGATGGTGTCTATACCATACCTTGATTCCATATCGGTCATAATACTATTAACCTCATCTCCCTCTACATAAACCTCTTCTCCTTCCGGGATAGAGGTTATGCCGGCAGCCCTTCTAAGTAGCCATAAAGTAACTTCAGCAATGTCAGAGAACTTATCTCCGTTCTTCCTATAGTTATCTACTCTTCCTTCTTCAGATCCAGGTAATTCGACATTTCCTTCAACTTCGACATTTGTTCTGGATTGTCCTTTGCCTTCTCCATCTCCCTTTTTATCACCATCTTCCTCAGTGCGTACTGCACCGCCTTCTGCACTTCCTTCTTTCCCATCATTTAAAATATTATCTGATTCTGACTCTATAGACTCCACAACAGCATCATACTCTGGAATGCCACTAAGGAAATCTGCTACGTTATTCAAAAACTCTATTTTTTCCTCGTTTGTCATATCAAGACTTTCCACGGGCCCCCATATGGCAGGCAAGTTGTTTGATTCTATTGCAGTAGAAACATCTTCTACAGTTTGGTTATCCACCGTAGACAAAACTTCAGAAACCAAACTATTGATGTCAGATTCCATTTTTTCTACTTCCTCTTTTGTGCCATATTCTTTTAGGGTATCCATGCCATTGACTCTAAGAGAATAATTCAAAGCCTTGCTTGGAACAAAATTAATATATTTCAAAAAGTTTTTCAACTCTGATATAATTTGTTCGTCAGATCTTGGACTAACATAATCCGCTACTACCTGATCTGTTTGAGAACGAAGCCAAGAAACGTATTCTTCTAAAGTCTTACCACCTTTACTGGAAGGAGTGGATATTTTATCACCTACTGTTCCTTTAGGTTCTAATCCCATTTCCTCTTTAAGACTTTTTGGATTACCTCTCTCACGAAGAAACCTCAAATCGCCTCCTACAATCTTCCTTGCTATAAAATCAAAAATATTAGCATAAGGCGGCAATCCTTCTTTTTCTATATGAGATTCTATTTCGTTTAACATAAGAGAGAAGTTTTTTCTGGAGGTACGCTTCTTGCCAGGTAAAGACTGCGCAGCTTGTGCCGCAGGAGCCGGCTGAGTTGATGGCGTCGGCTGAGTCGCCTGGACAGGCTCTTCCTCTGGCGTTTCCTCTTCATAAACATCCACGTCTTCTTTAGAAGTAATGGTCTTACCCTCATCGGAGAAAGGAAGTTCATCCTCTATAAGTGATTTGGGTCTGGAAGATGATTTACCAAACTGAATCCTGATCTTAGGAGCAACAAACATCTCACCTTCGAAATCTATTCCAGATTCTACTTCAGACGTCACAATATCTTTCACACTCCTACTTCCATCTTCTACCCACTTAACAACATCAGGGACCGTAGATAATTTTTCTATAGCCTCACGAGCTTTCCTAAGCCCTGAAACAGGATTCAAATACGATACCTGATATGAAGCCGGATCAAGGCCTAACTTGGTTAGATACGCATTGAGATCTTGTATGTCATCTTGACCTATCTGTAGCAATTCAGAATCACCAGATTCAAGCAACATATCTATAAAAGACATCCATTTATTTCCTTCCTCTGATTCTACAGAACGTAGACTAACAGGGAAAAGATAATTAAGACCATTTTTACCCTTGATAACGACTACCGGAACTCTTACATTTTTGTAATTGTTTTTCTTATCGTTTAATATAGAATAAGCAAATGGGAATCCTGTGTATTTAGAACCGTTCTTAAGCGCGACTTTGCCGTTTAAGACATACCCCACATCAGATACTTTTTCAGCTCCTTTTTCGGTAATAGGAAGATTCTCTACCTGTCCATATCCTTGTCCATTTACTCTCATGTTAAACACCGGTCTTCCGGGAAGGGTCTGGGCAACAACATGTGTGCCGACGTTGATGGTGGCCGACCGACCAGCATCCTTCTTCCACTTATTAAAGGCCGTTCTCCTTATTTTACTTATACCATCTATGCCACCCGTGTCAGCTTTTACAACAGAAACGAATCTGTTTCCACTCATGACCTTGATAACCATATTGGATACCAACTTATTTTCGGCAGATTCTATTTTATTTCTATCTCCGGACTGAACAGCGTTATCATATTCGGTAAAAAGAGACTGATTATAAGTATCATTGACATCTATCTCAAGATTAACCTTATCTCCTTTTTTCAAAGAAGATAATGCTTCTTGGTCTATTTTATCTACTTCATTCTCCCCGAATCCAACACCTGTTCTGTACGGAACCAACTCATCTGAATCAAGACGCTTATAAACCAAAGAATAGGAATTACCCACGTCCTGAATAGACACATCTGTGTAACGGTTAAGAACACGAGCCGATTCTTTGTCTATAGACCATCTCGCATGATAAGGAAGTTCAATTATAGTAGCCGTTTCTCCACCTATGTTAAGAGAATACCTTTTAGTGCCATTAGCGTTCGTTTCAGAACTTATTTGAATAGGAACCAATGATTTTATTGAAGATATAAATTTATCGGCTCTAAGACCCGCAATTTCATACCTTTCATTGCCATCGTTGGATATTCTTCTTACCATCAACGTCTCTGGATTCTGGGCACTATCTATGTTAGCTCCCAGCGTATTATCGGATTCATCTAACTCATTTACAAGAGAATCTATATTAGCATCATCTTCCCCAAAATTACTCAACGTAGATTCAGAAATACGACCTTTGTCAATAATCCTGTTTTGTTCGATATAAGGAAGGAGATCCGTGATGTTTCCAGCCTGACCAAGATCTTCTATGGTAAATACTGAATCAGCAAGCTTATCTTCATCAACTTTCTCCCCTTTGTCCCGTCTGTTCATTATATCCACATACGAAGAAATAGCATCATCAAGTTCCTTCCTTTGATCTGGTTCTAAATTGGATTTAGCCATATCAATAATGATCTTATTATCCTCATACACAGATCGAGGTTCAGTAAGTCTCTTAACTTTATCCGATAAATCTTTTATCATCTTAGCCGGACTATCACCAAGATATGATATATAATCATCAATATCCTGTTTATACTTTTCATATATCTCCTTCTCCCTTGGAGATAAAAGATCTTGATTACCTGTATATATCTTATCTACGATACGTTCTCTAACCTCTATAGGTGCAGACAAAAGATCTTTCATTGCCAACTCATAATCAAAATCAGACAATATATCCTCTTTCGGCTTCTGAGTTATACCATCGTTTAGATGACCAAATACTTTCATGGTAAATGCTTCATCTAAATTTATTTCTCCATTATTCAGAAGTTCATCTATTTTTTCATCCAAACTGACATTATTACCCTCTGTCTGATAAAAACGATCACTTTCTATAGATTCAGTATTAGAAGATACCATATCATTTAAGAACTTAGAAAATAAAGAAAAATCATGTCTCATGAATTTCTTATCCTGTATGGAGTTCATAAATGACCGTAAAACCTTATATTGGGTAATGGCTTGCTGATATTTCACAACCATATTTCTTAAATCCTCTGCTTCTTTCTTTCCTTTATTATTCTCAATATAAGTACTTAAAGAAGCTACAGAGTCATAAGCCTTCAATATATCTTCAGCAGTTATCGTTTCAGATTTAAACAACTCAAGAGCTAATACTCCAGGATCAAAAGAATAAAATACTTCTTTATAACTACTAAGAAGTTCTTCTGACAACCTTCTATATTCCTTATTAAGATTATCGTATTTAATAGTTTTTTGTTTTATAGCCTCTGCTTCGGTATCATTGCCATCCTCTACTCTTCTCGGAGTTGTAGCCAACCTCTCTATTTCAGCATTCAGATCATTGATCTCATTACGCAATTCCCTTAACTGATTAGCTGTATCAAAAGCTTGACTTGATAATGAATAAAACGTATTTATATCATCAAAAAAATTATTGTCATTTACATAATCAGCAATATCATTTGATGCTTCCATTGCTATATCCTCTGCATCCAACCCCTTAAACACAGCATTAGCAACATTAGATCGATAAAGATCAGATGAAGTCTCAGCAGTAATAGCCTCAGCAAAAGAAGAAGCTTTTTTATAATTGGCCAACTTCTTATCAAAATCTTTTATAATATCTTCCTTATATTTTTTGACAGTTTCTTCATCTACTTTCATTTCAGAAGCCAGCTCACCTTCGTCAAGGCTTTTAACCATTGACCTGAAATTGTTAGCCGTATCCTCTAACATTCCCATTCTATCAGATAATTCAAATTTAGAATAATAATCTGATTCAGGATCATTCATTTGAGCATTAAATTCGGCTAAATTTCGCATAGAGTCTTTTACGGATTGAGAAGTAAAGGCATTATTGCTATTAAATTTCTCAACATCGGTATTAATAGTACGCTCTTTATTTCTTCTTTCATATAAACCAAAAGCACCATTTCTGGCTCCAAATAAACCACCAATTAGGGCTCCTATGCCAATCTCTTTCAATCCTTCTTTGGTTGTAAATTGTTCAGCTATAGCCTTAGAAAAAGAATCAACTATAGAAGATGTGGCATCAAGATACGTCTTATCATATCTTGATCTAATAAAATCTTCCCCCATGCGCTGAGCAACACCTTGCATGCCTTCCTCCCATACGCCTTCAGATATGGGCCTTTTAGACACATTCCAGACAGTAGCTAAGGATTTCTGGAATAAATTTGCTTTTAATGTCTGTAACCTTCCAGCATCACCCGCTACCTTCTTAGTTCCTAATCCAAACAAATAACGATCTATAAAACTCTTTGATCCTCTATATGTATCTGATACACCCTTTAATCCAGGTATGTATTTAGAAGCAAAACCAGTGTCTACTCCAAGATATTTTCCCAGAAGGAGATAATTGGATAATCCAACTATACCCATATTGGCTAAAAATATGCTGTTTGCTGTATCGGAAATAGAACTCTTAAATTCAGCCATCTCGGACTGATTAGGATTCCGACCATACATATTTTTAAAATATTCTTTGTATTTACTTTCAGAGTCTTTCATGAAGGACTGAGCTTCCACAGCAGACTCCCAGCCGGCTCCCACGAACGTATTTACTCCTACCTTGGCCATATTGCCGATAGCTCTGCCGTACATCGCTCCTGCTCTATACGCTCCAAAAGCGGATTTTACAGCACTTGCTGCAATCTTAGATGCTGCCATCTTGCCGGCCACTTTCATCCCTACTTTAGCGCCAACAGCTCCAAGACTTGACACACCCATCCCACCTGTAAGGTAGGCAGACAGAATAGCTCCTGTCGTAAACGATAGACCATTTCCAATAACATCATTAAAAATAAAATTTGCAGTTCCAAGACTCTGCAAAAATCCCATATCACGCTCTTCTCTTGTATAATAATGAGGAAGAGAGTGGTTTATTCTTTCATCTATATCATTTATGGTCCGTGTAAAATCATTGTCAAATGCAGAAGATAACGTACCAGTCTTTATAAGATTATACGCAGCCGGGATAATACCTACTACTCCTGATACACCATATAATGCTGTTTTTGTTACAAGCTTTCCTATGCCATTAACAGCCTTATTCCAAGTAGTTTGCCTTCTTCCGTAATAATCTTCATTATCCCTTCCTGGCATATAACTTTTAAACTTTGCAAGACCGATGTTTCCATCGGATAAAAAGTCATATGCTTCATCTAACTTAATAGTTCTTCCTTTACCAAATACACCAAAATCAGCAGCAGATGACTGTTGATTACCAGCTATAACCTCACCATAAGACGTTTGTTTACCAGAATAAGTATTCCTTGATTTATCTTGAATAGATTTTATCATGGAATTTAACTTATTATAAGATTCCTCTTTCTTCTTTCTTGGGTCATCTCCACCATTCAGAGCCGATTTTAATCCAGAAAAAGATGTGTCTACATCAAAAGAAGTATCTATTCCGCTAATATCAGATCCTTTTTCTGAATCATCATCAGGATTTATGGCTGATACTGGGGGAGTGTATGATCCTACTTTCATCCTCTCCATCTCTCTTTTTGCTCCCTCAATAAGAGAAGATTCTTCTTCATATCGCGTAGGAACTCCGGCATTATACCCTCTTAATCCAGTAGATGGTAAGAAACCTGATTTCTCTACCAATGTCTGTTCCTCATTTTCCATATATTATTCCCTATTTACACTATTCAACAACTTCATCAACTTGCCGTTTTTATTCAAAGACGTAGGTAAATCACCCCTTTCTTTTGCCGCCACCATATCCTTAATCTCTTCTGTTATGGCTGCCACAACAAAATCAACTATTTTTTTCTGAGGCGCAACAGCAAGTTCTTTAGACACATTATCCGCAAACCATACATTAGGAGTATCAAACGAATCTATTAACTCAGGTTTACCATTCTCCATAAGATAAAGCCTTGTCTCATATCCATAACCGTAACTTGTCTTAGGATCATAACCTTCAACCTTTACACCAAGCTTTCCACTGTTATCCAATATATCTTTAGCTGCATTAAGAAGCCAAACCTTTTGTTCTGGCATATCATCTAAATTATTACCAGATTCATTTATCATATCTGATAACACTTTCATCATTGAAGATACAGAAGCATAAGCGGGTGATATATCTGAATTTTCAAGCATCTTCGGATACCACATATTGGTATCACTTCCAAATGTAGGTCTTATAATACCACTTTCATATCCACCTATATCGACGGAAGGAGTATTAATACCAGGATCTATGCCATTATTTATCAACTCTGTTTCAGATACCTCAACAATATCTATTTCCTCTCTTTCACCAGTATGATTAGCAACCAAACTGTAAGTCTTCTCTCCATTGTCGGCTATTCCCGATTCTGTCAAAGAAAATGATTCAATAGTTGCCGATGATGATTTAGATTTACCAACAGGATGCTCTGCCATTTTTTTAGTAAATAGATCCCTGAGAACACCCATCTCTCTATAACCAGCCTCCTTAGAGGTTAATTTAGTTGAATATGTTACTGTGTTAGGAGAATACAATTCGAGATATTCTTTACGTATCTCATTTATACCATCATCCTGAACCTTAGTTATTTGATTAGCTATATTAATATCACTTACCGCATAATCTCCAACGCCCTCCATTCCGCTAATAGAATACAGTGCATCAAAAAACACCTTTTCGTCACCATCCGAGGAGAAACTATTTTTTACATCATCGTATTTTTTTAAGAAATCCCTGCCACTTTTGCTATCCCTCTCAAATACTTTAGATAAATCAATGCCATCATTTTTCACCCTCTTTCTTATAGTAGCTACATCAGCAGGTGAAAATCCTTTTTCATAATATCTTATTCCAGATTCTACATCGCCGACTGTACCTCTATTTTTTCTTAAAATATCATTAAGAGATAACGCCGTAGCATAGGCTATATATTCTTCGGGTTCACCTCCTTCCTTCTGCACGATCGCATTTGCTATTTCAGATACAATATTATCATAAATCTTATTCTCCTTCTTAATTCTATCATTCTCTATATCCATCTTGTCTACAGCACTATTAAGCTGCATATAAGCGTCTGTGGCAGCTTTTCTCTCTGCCATAGGTAGCTTATCAAACATATCATTAGAGAGACCTCCATTATCCTTTATATACTTAAGGAGTTTTTCTTCATCCATAAGATACTTGTATCCTGATGTTTCATCCGTCATATTTCTTGATATGGCAGCTTGAATATTTTTCATGTTTTCAGCGCCAAGCGCCGTAGATAATCTACTTCCGGATGTCACAAGATCCGTGTATGCCTTATTAAACTTCTTATGAGTTTCTTCTGATATGCTAATATTTTTCGTTTCAATAGGATTAGCTGAAATAGTTCCACCAGAATTTATGCCGACGCCCACCTGCATGGCTCGGCTTCCAGCTCTGCCGCCTGCCGCTCCTGCACCAGAAGACATAAGTTTTGCTATTTTGGCTTCATTAAGCCTATTCTGCATCTTCAGACGTTCTTCGTCTAATCCAAATCTGGCTTCATCCTTATTCTTATCATATTCAAACTCTGCAATATCCTTATTTCTTTCGTATTCAAATTCCATCTTCCATTTTTCGAAATTCAAATTAGCTAATCTTTCCCTCTGATTATATTCTTTGGTTTTCCAGTAAAGCTCATCGGCTTTGATTATGAAAGACGAATTATCATAAGCATATGAAGCAGCAGCATTATTAATAAAATTATTTTCAATAACCTTCATAGCTCCAAGATACGGATCATAAGTCCTTTCATCTATTCTACTAAATTCAGATTTCATGGAAGCTATTTCAGATTTGGCTCTCTTTATTTCATTTTCAACCATTTCTTTCTTTGCAGGATCAGAACCCAAACCAGAAAGATCGGCGGTAAGAGCATCAACATACTTCTGCTTATCACTTATCTGCTTATCCATAAAACCAAGAACAGAATTATACGAATATAAAGATGGATTAGAGTCTACCATGTAAATAGCCTCCACCTGCATCTGCTGCCTTGCTTTATCTGATAACCCTGACAATGCAAAAGAAGCTATCTGTTCAGGAGTAAGCATATCCTTAGTTACTTCTTGTACTGCCCCAGTAGGATGACCATCCTTGTCAAGAATAGGAATCTGAACTTTAGCTCCTTTATGAAGCTTACTTATAAAATCTATCCTATCTTTTAATTCCTTATTATAATCAGTATAAGGAGTATATTGAAGAGGAGCAAGACGGGAACCAGCCTTTCCATCATTTACCCATTCATTATACGGCTTTAAAGCCACATAAGCATTCGCAGCAGAATAAAGTTCTGGATTATTTATTTGTAAATCAGAGATAATTTTATGCATTCTCTTGCCTTCTTTTGTGCCGGCAATCGCGTTAATGACCGTATCATCCAACACCGAGCTAATCTCTCCTTGTATGGCTCTCGTAACACCATCAGAAGAAAGATCCACGCCTTTGAATTTTTGATTGATGTTAGCAATCACACCTGACATCTTATCTTCCATATAAGCGCGGGCTTCAGGCTTATCTATCTCTTGACCCATAAGATAATCTACCTGGGTATAGATCTTTTCACGAGCAGCATCAACCTTCTGCTGTTTGTACATCATAACGTCCTTAACAAGATCTATGTTGTAAGGACTAACATACGGGGCATATTGCCTTAAAATACTATACTGTGAAGCCACTATTTGGTCCTCCTTCTTCTTTTAGTTTCATCATCTTCTTCATTTAAACTTCTCAAGTAAGGTGTGGAATAATCACCCATATTCATCACATCCTGATCACCTTGAACGTAAATAATTTGACCACTTGGAAGCATTCTCATATTCGGAGCTATGGAAGCTATGGTGTTCAATGAAGTTCTAACATTAAACTTATTCTGTATCTCGCTGTTTATACTGTCATAATAACGAGCAAGATTTTCATCCCTTATAGCCATAGCCTTCAATAATCCGGATTCATAACGTTGCCTTTCCGCTATGTTCTTATCATCTGTTTGAACATAAGCCATTTCGTTAAATCTATCAGCTTCGTTTATTTGCCTTGCGTTATTGAAATTTACTTCGTTAATGTACTTGGCTATATTGCTTCCAGCTATGGCGTTCATATTAGCCAGAATAGCGGAACGCTGGGAGTCGGGCACGTCACCTATTGCGTCCAACTGAGCCGATGTCGCACGGTTAAGCTCGTTGATATACTGATCAGCAGATTGCAGAACCGGGTCTATTCTCGGAGCCTGATGCCTTTCCAGTCCCTCTATCTCTAATCCGGTATCAAGCATCCTCAACATCTCAGGGAATATAGGACCTGATAAAGCAGGGCCCATGCCCTTGCTTCTGTTTGTATCATCCTCTTCATCTACATCCGTTTCTACAGTAGTATTAATAACAGGATTTTCTTCCTTCACTTCTATCCTGCCCGGAGAACCTGGGTTGGGAGATTTAGAACCGGTTCCTACAGGTTCAGCTTCTATAGGTTTTGATGCTGGGTTTACGGCTTCTAAAACAAAGTCCATTTCCGACATCAAACCACTATCTTTTAAAGCAGCAAACTTATTATAATCGGCACCCAGAATCTTCTTAGCTGCATCAGATTTATCACCAAATAAGTCAACATAATTTTTTATTCCTTTTTCGTTCAACAATCTTTTTTGTTCAGGAGTAACTACATCCAATCCATAAAATGATCTGGTTGCCGTAGTTTGTCCAAATTTGTCATCTACGGCAAATGAGTTATATGCCGATTTACTTCCTTGGTCGTACTTACCAGCATCTTCTCCCCAAAATCCGTATTCGTCTCTAAATTTCTTGGCTTTTTCGGCATTGGCTATAGCACCTGATTCCGCCAAAGCCCATAGGCTATTTAGTTGGCTATTGTATCCAGTCTGGAATCCTTCTGTATTAAAATCACCATCCGTATTGTATTTATTAGCCCAACGGTTAATATCAAGCAAATTAGAAATAGCCTTGTTATTTACCCTACCATAACCGGCACTACTTCTATGTTGCAGATTTTGATTAGAATTTACACCAGAATCAGGATTAAGAATCTGCTCTCTGTCCGCAACATCTACTATAGACATATTAAGAGTACGTCCAAACTGCTTCATTAAAAGCTGCTGTACTTTCTTACCCCACTCTATCTGTTCCTTGGTAGGACCGCCTTCAGCCATTTTCCTAACTCTCTTTACATACTCATCATATATCCAATTTTTAGCATCAGATTCAGATACGTTAAGAGCCTTAGCTTGTTTTCTCACAGCATTTAAATCAACTTTTCCGCCATCTCTAAAGAAAGCATCTATCTTTTCTTGGCGCTTGGATTCCTCTTGCTTGTTATAAACGATGTCAGCAAAAGACCTGAATTGCGCCTCAAGTTCGTCTATTTCCTTTTGATTATCATTTACGTACTTAGAAAGAATGGACTTATTTAACTCAGAAGTGTTTTTATCCTTAACATCCTTATTCTTTTCCAACCTCTTGAAAACACGTTCCTGATCATCATACTTTTCAGACAATCCTATTTTTTTCTTGTACCTATCAAGAAGCGTAGCATACGTATCTTTTTCCGTAGCTCTAATGCCATAATTTTCCCTTATGTAAGAGGCAAAATCATCATCGATAGTACGGTAATCTGAAATAATATGAGCTTCGGGTAAATCAACAGGAGTGCCGCCGTCTTCATGCCTGCTACCTTTTGCCTCCATAGGGCCAACATCATCCGGAGTCGAAACATATTCTCCTTTTTCTATCTCAACATTGGCATTATCCTCCATAGATTTAGGAAGAGGATAAATATATTCCCCTGTCATATCAGACGTATCTATTCTCTGACCATTTCCAAGATTAATACCTCCCCCTTCACGCTCCCATCGGATAAACTGCTGACGGCGATTCTCGGCAAGTTTCTCTCTTGCCGCTTGTTCGTCTCTACTGGCGGCATAAGCCTCAGAAGAAGCCCCCATAATATTACGGGTAAGACCCATCCCAAGACTAAGACCGGATAAAGCCGCCTCCGCTATGTTAGCACCGGTTTTGTTTCCAGCCCTTATTCTTCCCAAACTCGCACCAAACATCTGGGACCTACCAGCAAGATCAGAAGAATAATAAGGAGCAGTCATAGGATCCAAAGGATTTCCATCTTGTGATCGCTTTTCTTTAGAAGAATCAGCATCAGAGCCACCTACATTCATTGCATTATTAACAACTGATTTCTCTACGTTTTTAACCATGCTCCTATTATCAGCAAGATATCCTGCATATCCTGCATCATGATTTTCAAAGAATGGATCAGATGTAGGCATATTGCTAAATGGATTTATCTCCCCCTCCTCTGCTTCTAAAGTCACATCATAAGGCATATATATATTCTGAATATCAGATTTACCCCATTTATTAACAGGTGTTCCATAATCAAGAATAGGCTGAGTAGAGGATACATTAATATCCTGTTTTTTATCCTGAACACTACCACCAGGAGCGAATACCGGACGATTTTTTATGATTCGTAATTTCATACTTATCTTTTTTCACAAAGATAAGAGAAACAAACGAGAAAATCCAACGTTATGGGATACGTTTAAAAATCAATCATGTACGGCAGACAAACCACCCGAATCAGGGTCGTACTTAAGACCGCATGCCATACGATAGTTCTTAAGCACTCTCTTGTACAAAAACAGCACCGTCTTGGAAACTATTTTCTTCATAGATTTGGTTAAAACCTCTTCTGTTGAAACAGACATCAGACAGCTATTCAAGAACGACCTAACATTGGAGCCAAACAAATTCTTGACCATTTTCCTAAATAGTCTAAAAAGATATGATGCTGAAAGAACCTTTAACCCATTGCGAACCAATCTTTTGTTTAAATAAGAAACAGCCTTATCAGATAAACAAAGCCTGTTCTTCCCTTCGCTGTCTACCTCTGATGAAAACCAGGAATACAAGGTGGTAGGATGTTTCTTGAGATGGTTAATAAAAGAAGTTATAACCACCTCTTTTAAAGCTCTTTTGTGAGCTACGCATGCGGCAATCTTCTCTTCTCTTTTTAAAGAGCTGTCAAGACATCTGAACACCGTCCTATCGTCTCCGATAAAATACTGAGGACATTCTTCCTTGAACTTAGCCCGGTATGCAGCATATCCTTCCTTACGAAGCATATCTATTTGAGATCTAATGTAGAACCTTACACACTTTTCTTCAGCTTCTTGCACACTCTTAAGATAAGGAACTGACTTCCTCCCATATCGGAGATAGTCATAGACCATAGCCTCTATGAAGTCATTGTACGGGAAGAATCTCCCAAAACCAAAATTCCAAACTATAAAACACCTCACCCTATCTTTCCAATAATCGGATATCAGAAAATTACTACAATATCTCAACTTCTTATCCTTCTGATAAAAATGATGAGTATTCTTATCGTAAAACAGGTTAAAATATCTCAAATTTCCTAAACATTGACCAGCTGGGCGGCGTACCACATTGTACCCTAAATTACTGAAACTATTGTAAATAACTTCTATCGGAGAGACTTGCTCTTTCTTAAAGAGTTCGTCGTGTAACTTGTGAGGATCTATTATTTCGATTAACTTTGTCTCCATAATTATGTTCTTTAGTGCAAAGATATGATTTTTCATCATATGTTCAAATAAGAAAATGCACGGCCTTGTATCCGGTTTGAGAGAAATAGGATACAAGGTTTTTTATTTTATGACGGTTTAGATAAGAGACAAAAGAACGGCTCGAAACGTAACCGACTGACCGTCAGAGGTGGGACATCAAATCTTGAATTAAAACTACGCCTATTAATAGTCTCCGTTTTCCTTAATATTAAGACCATTTTCAATGATCTTACTCATTATATTATTTATATTATTTTATATACTTTACCATTTATTCATATAATTGTTTGCAGTGAATGAACTTAACGACCGAAGGGAGTTAAGTGAGTGAACGGATTGACAAATTACTTTTTCCGTCTATTGTATTGTTTGCCTAATTGTGTGAAAAGATTGAGTATCGTGACCGAAGGGAACGATGCGAAAGAACTTATAATATTTAAAAACGACTGAACCTATCGACTGAAGGGAGATAGGTGATGGAGTGACGTTAATAGTTATATTAGGTAGCCAGTGGAGAATTAGGCAGGGAGTAGGCGAGACGAGCGCCCATGCCCGTCAGGACAGTGAAAGTACGTAGGTCTGTTCCGTCCAACCAAGGCGATGATAGTTCCATCCTTCACTAAATCGCACAAAAAAGCCGGATTATCTTGATATCGTTCTTCAACCTTCGTTATACGCATAACGAGTCTCAAATCCGGCTTCGCTTTATTAATATGAGAAATAAAACAATCTTGTTCTAATTATCAGTGACGCCTTTAATGCGAAGTTGTATATTGGGAAGCACGGCATTAATCAAAGCCATTTTCTTATCCTCTTCGCTTTCTTTTTGATGCTGTCTATACATCATGCTGTAATCACTGTCATCACCATCCTTTTTCCCGTCTAACGTCAGTAAATGATTTACGATGTCTTTACCATACGTTTCAGTCCATGTACGGAATCTCTCTTCCTCGGACTGTCTCTCCTGGGACTGGGCTTCCGGGTTAGGGAGGGCGGCTGCCACTTCTACCTCTGGAAGTGTTACCGATGCTGCTATTTCTCCATCATCTCCGAATCCCATTTGACCATACAAAGATACGGAATTTTCTTCAATTTCCAAACCAAGATTTTTAGCAACTTCCATAGCATAGTCATAACGATCATCATTTCTTATAACACTCTTATGAGGACGTCCTGCTCCTTGGTTCCAAGCTACTACAGCATCCTTAAGGTTATCGGCGTTCATAAAATCCTGCCGGCTGTAGTTGTAATACCCTGGTCCTTCTTTTCCTTTTCTTGTGTATAAGAAATTAGAATATCCGGTTTTCCCTTCGTATTCGTCAGCCAAGAACTCAAGTTGGTCTTTGAATGTGGGTGTAGAATGTCCTTTCTTTTTGGCGTGCTTGAATAGCTTATCCATGCGTTCGTTGTGCCATTGCTGTATGCCGTATGATGTTCTGTTGTCTCCGTATATGTCATCTTTAAGGCCAGATTCAGCCATGAGGTTACCTATGATGGCGAGCGCCTGTATCTTGGACATGCCGCGCTTATTAGTAAAGTATTCATATGCTTCACGCTGCTTGCCAACTACGCCACCTTCCTTCTTGATGTTGGTATTGTATCTCTTTCCATTCCATGTAAATTCCTTAAGACCTCTTTTCCTGGCTTCTTTAAAGGCTTCACCTCTTGTAGTGGAAATAGAGTCTTGTAGCTCAAGATCATTTTTTATTCCAAGAATAGCATCAACAATAGTATTATCATTTTTATCAACATTATCCAAAACATAAGATTGACTTATCAAATTTGATACGCTCTTTCTGTTTTTATAAGTTCCTTCTTTATCTGATGGAGCTTCAAAAGCATATACAAGTGGATACGAATAATCCGTATCTGGATCTTCTGACATAAATTCGTTTACTGCATGAATAGCTTTTTTGTATTTAGTATCTTTTATACTATACTTCCCAGCATCTTGAACATGATCATAAAATCTGTCTATCATATAGTTGATATATCCACGCTTATCGCTCTTAAATCTCTCTTTATCTCTTTCAAACTCTTTTGGCGGATATCTTTTGTAATATTCTTGAAAAAGTCCCCTAAATTTTCCATCCTCAGATACAGCGTAGGGGTTTCCACCAGATTCTTCAATAATATTTCCAAGTACGGCTTCTATCTGGCGTTGATTAAAACCTTTATCATATAAAGCATCATAGATCATATTCATCCCTTCTACGTCCATAGTACGATGCTTACCCTTACCCACACGCTTCATATTTTCATATTTGGATTTGAATAAATCCCAATCTATTTCCGGCTTAGAAGAATCCCCTCCTTGTTTTTTGGATCTTATCTCCATCCTTTTATCCAAATCATTCTTTGAATCAATAATGGATCTAAACAGGATCTTGTTTGGATCATTCTCTTCGTATGGGATTTTATCTTCTACATAATCCCTTATTTCAAAAGGATATCCTATTGTATCAAGAGTCTTAGTAACAACCCCAACACCAAAAGGTTGATCGCTTCTATAAAAATCGTACTTATCTTTCACAACCATCCTACCTCTATCATCACGGTACATGGTAAAACTTGATAAGCCTGATAAATCATTTAAATCTCCGTAAGCATCCGGTATAAAATTATATTCGTTAAATACCTGATGTTCCCCGGTTCTGGCTTTTTTTAAGAGATCTATACCCTCTTCTACCATTCCAAGTTTCCTACTTGTTACATCCCTTAACTCCTCCAAATCAGATACGTCCTTGCCTGCAACTTTTCCATCAATTATCTTATTATCTAAGGAATCAAGCTCCCTTCCATATTTTTTAGCCATTTTCTCCCACCCACCATTTATCCTGTCAGATATAATGGATTTGATATTGTCTGGTATTCTGACAATCCCATTTTCTTCTTTCAGATTATTTGGTTGGTTTAAGAATCTAAACCAAAGATTCTGACTAAAATCATCTACATTGGCTTTCGGAACATCTTGACCAAAAAATTCCATTATTTTGGTTTTTAATCCTCTTTCATTAGCATACACGTCAGGTGTTATATTAGATGCCAGATATTCTCTAAGTTTTACAAACGGACCAATTTTACTCCATAATGTTTTTGGTTGTTTGTCTCTTACATAATTTTTAGTCTTCTTTGCCATTTTTTTCTTCCTCCTTCTTAAATTTGTGGTAAGCACCACAAACCTTATCAACTAACCATCCCATCAGACAGGCGGCATGCTCATCTCCTCCGACTTCAAAACCGTAATCCATATTAAGATACTTACAATAAATAGAAAGACCGTGCAGGCATTCGTGTCCTATGGTTCTAACATCCATATCAGACAGCGAATGAAATAAGAAACATATTTCTTTCCTGTGATTGGTTCGGTTTCCTACGAAAATAGTTCTGCCACCATAATCATCAGTCCACCCCTCCCAGCTCTGATCTTCTACTTCCAGGTTGGCGAACGTCTTAACTATATACTCTTCATCTGCTCCAAGCAATACCCTTACATTATAGGGGTATATATCATTTTTATATAATACTTGTTTCATAACAAACTGTTTTTTAACAAAGGTAAATAAAAAAAGCCGAAGATATACTCACGTACTTCTTCGGCTATACCTTTAAAGCTAAAACTTTTTTACTATGGAAATTACATTTGAAGCAAAATCAATGATTATATTTTTATTTTCTTAATTTCCTCAATCATATTCTTATATCCGCAGAACTTGCTGTTAATAACATCGAAGATAGATTCTGACCAGCCAGCTATGTTCAAGATATTAGATCCTCTGTAAAACATCTCACTTCCATATCCTTGAATAGAAATAGAAACGATTTTGCAATTTGGATTCACTTTCTTGAACTTTTTCAAAAGTTCAGCGAATTTACCATATTCATAATTGGAACTTTTTTCCCATACAATAGATTCGCCATCTCCTATCTGCATATCTGAAATAACGTACAAGTTATCTACTTTTATCTTATCTTTGATGCACTTTTCCAAGAATGCAAAAAGACCGTTTTCAGTAGCACCACCGCATTCTCCTCCGGCAGTAAAAGATTTTTTGTTGTTCCATAAAACACCTCTGCTTCTATCATATTCGTAATTGATAAGTTTGTCACCAAACATACCAATAAATACGTCAGGAAGCACAGAAGCAATCATACAGCCAAACAAGTTACCAATGACAGCCGTATTTGTTTTGCTAAAGGCAGACACTTCAGAAGATCCTCCCATATCTCCACGTACAGAGCCAGAGTGGTCAATCAGGATAGCCGACCGCCCCTCCAATACCGGCAAGTTCTTGCAGGAGATGGTTATGGCTTTCTCCAACGCATCTAAAATCTTATATTTATTACGCGCTGTTAATTTAGCTCGTTTTTTATCCGACTCAAATACAATATCGTTATCGGAACCATCAGTGCCCATATTTTCAACCTCTTTGAAAGCTGAAGCAAAACGGAAAGGAAGCATCTTCGAATTAAGCACCTTCTCTTCTATTGTAAGCTGCCTACAAACTTCATCTATTTGATCAGGTGCGTATTTGATTATGTTTACAAGGTTACGAACCATATTAAAAATAGGCATACCTTTTACATTAGAAACCACGTCCCGAATAGCGTCACCTAAAGCTTCTTTCTTTTCCTTATTATCTTTCTTATCCTGTCCGGCTTTAGACATTTCTTTTTCAAGAATCTTGCTTTCGTATAATCCAGACAAAGACCTACCTTCTATAAGGTACTGGAAAGCCGTTTTGTTAGCCTGATTGCCTTTAGGGTGAAATAAGTTTACTAAGTCAACCATAGTAATGACCCTACTGTCCATCTTATACTTATCAATCCGATACGGATCAAGACCTTCCAAAGCCGTCTTAAATCCTTTCTTAATAGCGCTGGATATTCCTCTTAACTTCTTTGGATTTTTGTCGTTAAGAGCCGCATAACAGCCAAGGATTTCGCTCATATCATCAGGACGCATAACGATCTTGTTATAGAACCTTGAAGCCCATTCCTTACCCGATGCTTTGCTGGCAAGGACAGAAGCCATAAGATGCGTTACTGACCTAAGCTTTCCTTCTTTCCTGACATACAATGCTGTTTGTGCTGCGAAATACGGATCTATTTGATCCATAAGGCTCTTAATTCTTTCTACTTTATCTTTTTCTTTCTCATAATAAGAATCAGATAACATGGTAGTCATTACCGTAGATACCAACTCTTCTTCTGCGTTAGGCTTATACGCCTTCTCTCCCATGTGATTCACGATCGTAGGTTTAACACCTTCATCCTTTTTGTTAAACTTTCCCATTTGTTGTTTTCTTTAAAGTGTTATACAAAAAAAGCAGTGATATTACTACCACTGCTTGAAAAAAATATATCAAAATGAATACTCAATGAGGGAAAAGCTGAAGTTAGTGTAAACAATGAAATAATGGATTTGAACCATTGACCTATACTTTAAAAGAGTATCGCTCTATCCATCTGAGCTAAATTCGAAGTAACTAACCCCATCACCACTCATTAGTTTTTATATATTTCAAACAGAGGAAAAACGGAGCCGGATGATTAAAATGAAAATATTGGATTCGAACCAATGAAAAGTATTTTTACAGAATACCGCATTATCCACTATGCTAATTTTCGAAGTAACCGAACTCCTCACCATCTGTATATTTTATTAAAACAGGGAAAACCTGGAATGTGTTTTGATATGAAAGGAAGTTTTGATCTACCAACTGATCTAATTTTTCTTGCATGAAAAATATAGGACTCGAACCTATGACACAAACCGAAGTATCACCTTCCATCACCACTGTCTTATATCATAATCTCTCTTGATTACGATGCAAATATAAAGACTAAAATCTAATTATCAAATTAAAATATTTAAAAATACATTAATTTGAATAAATAAATCAATTATGATAATATAAACAAATTATACCCTGTCCTCCTTTTCCTCCTTTACGTGACAGACTACCACCTCCTCCGCCACCAGCTCCAATGCCACCATTTCCGCCATTCGTAGGATTGCTTGACCCTGAATTTCCACCATTTCCACCTGATTCAAGACCTGCCGCCCCACCACCTGCTCCAGATCCATCCGAACCAGATCCGTTCGAGCCTTTCCCCGAAGTTCCACCTCCTCCAAATAGGCCAATAGGAATAAGTACATTGTTATATTTATATCCTGTACCACCTTGATAAGATTGACTATTTCCACCTTTATAACCGCCCATACCATCTGCATTACTTACACTGTTTCCACCGGTCATTCCTGACGATGAATTTCCATTACCCGACATAGATGCGCCTGAACCACCAGCATAACCGTAAGAACCATTCCAATAACCAGGAGAGCCTCCACCATTATTACAAATCGCGATATCGGAAGATGGGTTTTCTACCAACTTTGATAGAATGGTATATATACTGTCTGGTATTTTAGAGCCATTACCAAGCCCTCCTGCTCCCTCACTATTACCTCTTTGCCCTCCAGCACAGATTATCGTATCCCCGTTTATTTCAAGAGTTGTACTATCCCCATCAGTTTGTGCATTTACAGGCTTTGCAATTTTACAAGTCAAAGTTTTCGGTAGCAAAGAGATTTTTATATTACGAGCAAATGCTATTGTTCCAGAAGCTCCACCGCCACCACTGTTTGTGCCACCTCCGCCGCCACCTCCAACTACAAGTAAATCAAAATAACGATATCCTTTTTCTATCGTATAATTCTGATCTACCCCTAGATTACCCATTAATTTCACCAATTTTGGTTGTTGTTTATATGCCTCAAACCTTCTTCTCATGTCATCTATTCTTAATCTTATCTTCAGAAATCAACCACTGGAATATAATCTTCCGGTTGCTAATTACTTTCTTTATCCTCATCAGCATCCAACTTCCTCTTAACCTATCAAGCCATGACCGTCTAAAATTAAGAGCATCAGGATTAACCGACTTATTTATATCGTTATCGTCCTTGATCCAGATAGGTGTTTCAGATCGGTCATCGTCAACCCTATTAAAGAAGTCGTTTAACTTATGTCTTCTATATACCTCGGTATCCAGAATCTCAGTATGGTCGCCTACGATCTTCGGATACGATATACGCTGCGCTAAATTATTCTTTTTTTCTGGAACAAGATGAATTTCGCCTGAGTTGTTTGTGTCGTTGTAGATAGTTATCGTATCTAAACCTACTTTCCTGTCAAGAGTGTAATTCACATCATCGACGTATTTCCTCGCATCAAGCTCATACTCAACAGAAGCCAGCGTAGAACCGTTATATTTCTCTTTTATCGGCACTTCTAATATAAATGGATATGTTGCTCCGTAAAATGTCTGAAAGCTCTTATTCGTCAGCAAATGGCTCCATAAGCCACCTTCTTCATCCGATGCCGGGAAGTTTATTCCTGTCTGGAAATATTGTTGCTGTTCTATATAATAGTCAGGACAGAATGAATAATAAGAAATCCATTCTTGTTTCAGACACGAATATCCGATAGTGAACGACACGTCCTTGAAATACTGTTCGTCTTTTAAAGATATTTTCTTATCGTTTGACAGCACCTCTGTTTCATTGTACAAGAACCTTCCACCATCATATTTATAATATGCCGGGTTCTTAACAGGTATATAATCTTTTTTCGTGATAAGTACCCTCTTATACCTGTTATCCCATCCAAGAGACAGACCAAGACCGATAAATTTATTGTCTGTATCTTCTTCTGTCATCTCTGTACCGGTTAAGATATTAGTTATTCCGTATCTAAGGATCTTAAACGGAAGATGACGCTTAAGCCAATGTCTGATACCTACACTAAGTTCCTTAAGATTGCGTCCATTTGGATCGGTCATGAACACCTGTGCTCTTTTAGTATCCACCCAGAAGTGACCAAATTCTGAACTAATTATTTCAGTACTCTGGGTTCCAGAATAGCCAAGGTCGGTCGTGTTGTACTCCAGAGGCCGGGACGCGAACAGACCGCCGGTGCCCATCTCAGCCCGCCCTGGGGAGGTACGCTCCTTGATTACGTCTATGGCGTTATGGAGCGAAACCTGATCCTCGAATCTAACAAGAATCTGATCGGATTCAATACGCTTCATGTGAATAAGCTTCCCGTTGTTGGTTGGGAACTCATGATAGTCCATAGGCTTGTACGTCAGCCACGGATCTGTTTGACTGTTTTCAGATACATCAGCCCTACTCCATATAACACCATTAGGACGTTGGTAAGCACAGTCATAAAAACGTCGTTCGTACGTTGCCGGCAATACATTTGGTGTTAGTGTCATCCTCGACGAATAGATAGGACTTATCTTGTAATCATTATCCCTATGGATAGATACGTTCTTTTCTTGTGTCCACCAAACAAAATCTCCTACTTTTGGATAGAATAATTCATAAGGCTGAGGGCCCTCTAATCTGAAATTACAATTTATTTCAGACTCTACAAGGAACTGAGGAATGCCATAGAACCATGTATAAAATCTTCCATTAACGTACCTGCCGGATGTGTCACCATTTAATTCGTATAAGCTCTTCCTGTTTGGATAAAAAGCGTATCTTCCTTTATTAGATGATGTCCAGCTATTGAAACGTTCGTTATCTATTGTCTCAAGAGCGTCTTCTCCAGTATCATAATTAACAAAATATCTTGGATACCCTACATTTCTGTAATCCATGTATGGGAATGGTATCATGTCTCCAATACCAAAAGCGCTATTATAAAAAACAGGGAATTTTCTTTTTAATGAGAATCTTGTTATTACCGTATCGCCACCGAACATCAGTTTCTTTTCATTAGTGAAAAATCCACATCCACCTATGGAAATCCATTTTATATCTTCTATCTGTCCATATTGATCCGGCCTATATCGCATAAGTCTCATATACGGAGAACAGATGTACGATACTGTTTTGGATTGCTCGAATGTTCTTCCTGCTACAACATCACTTCCAGCAATAACCGAATCATCTATGCGGCTACTGTCGTAATTGTAAACATAGTTCGGATATTCCAATAAATATTTCGATTTACCATCTCCTTTTTCACCTGGATCACCAAATGATAAAAATAACGAAGATTCACGATCTATATTATTAACGAATAAGAAACGTCCCTCATTATCATTTCTACCGGTTCCCCATTTAGAAGACATACTGGCATCCATCATCGGATATACGCCAGACTTAATGTACTTAACAGAAGATAAACCACGGGCAAAATTTCGTTCATACTTATCCTGATCTGTTATGCCTATCATTGAATTATATAATCCCACAGAAGTATAATACCATGCATGATTACGTCTTGGTCCATTGTTTATAAACGTATTAAGCCAATCATAACGATATTTACCGTACAATATCGGGCCTTTAGCAAGAGTCTGGCTGATGGTTGACACCATTGAAGAAAACAGCATGGCCACACTTAAATTAGTCAGGAATCCTCCTCCGGTAAGACCGGCCGACCCTCCTATGTATCCAGACTGCGCCCTTATCTGAAGCTCTTCTGCTATCATAGCCGCTATTGTGGCACTTGATTCAACTGCGGCAAGCGACGCAGCCATCGTGTATGCGGCAGGACCTAAGATAGTCCATTTTGGATGATCTTCTACAGGTACGAAACTGCCCACAGACATTCCTCTTTGAAACCCGTCTATACATACTTCATTTGGAAGTTCTGGCTTGTTGAAATAAATATCAGGTGAACAGAATGAATACCACACGTTTCCTCCTTTGTCGAAAGGATGAGATATAAACTCGTCTCTTTTGCCAGACGTATAATTATATTGATCTTGTGACAGGTCATTATATGGATAATTAGGATAGATATTCACATTACCATCGTCTCCTATGTATCTAAGCATATCATAGGCTAATCCTGAAGCCACAACCGACCTATTTAGTCTCCTATCTCCACGATACAGTTCATATCCTACAATCGTGTCTCTTTGTTGTTGCGTAATCAAACCAGAATCCACTGCAAAATCCAAAAACACTTGTATGGTATTCTCATCTACCATAATACCTACCGGATATATTTCAGAAGCTATGTCATATCCACGTTCGTCACTGTTCATGAACGGTATATGCTTATTATCTGGGAACCGGTAATGACGTATAGGTTGTTGACAAAATATGGTAGAAGTATCTATCCCTCCATAAGAATGACCCTTGAAATAAGATAATCCATTTTTGTCTGACAAAGGAGCACCATAATATTCTGTTAACTTATTCATAATATTAGAATAAGCTTCTGTTTTTTTTGGATCATCATAAGATCTGCCTGTGTCTATTTTCATCCTGCTACTATCATAAAGTTCAAAATTAGCAGGATATTTCTCAGATGATTCCCAATATGCAAAATCCCCGTATTTATAAGGACGAGGCTTGCAATTGATGGGCCTATCTCCACATGTCTGACATTTTGATGCAAATAAGACAGTTGATCTAAGTGTTATAGAATCCACAGACAAATCAATCTTATTTACCTCCTTTTCTCTTATACCAAAAATATACGGATATATAGTTTTACCTGTAACAAAAGAAACGCCTAAAATAGCACGAGACGGCTTCTTGCTTGGTTCCTCCTCCTCGTCTGGAGTATCCTTATTCTTATATTCACAGAATTGTATTTTCCTGAATGTCATTATCCAAGGAACAGCTACAACCGGCGATTCTATTGTTACATAAAAATAATTTTGCTTTATCGTTTCTTTAAAGAATTTATCATCTATAGTTCCCCATGCAGGTCTTGCTATATTAATAATAACCGAATGTCCTGAAGCATGTTCAGGCCTATCGAAATCTACCGGTATTGTGCCAAGTGGATTCCATGTCTCTATATCCTTCCAAAAAGAAACACGAACGTAATTGGTAGACACAGCATCCATTATACCATCTATCTTCCCAAGGGCTTCAAGATAAAGGACCTTATTTTCTTCCTTATATCCTTCTATATCCCATTCCTCCGGTCTATTGATTCTAATAAACCTGGCATTGGTCATTACATTCCTCACGAACTTACGAACTACAAACTCAGAAGCAAATCCTATATTAAGTTTATCTCCAGTAGGATTTTCGAATGTGGCATTATTTGCATATCCCTCAAATTCCCAATCGGTTTCAGGTATTCCGGTGTCCGAATTTTTGTATATCATATCCTGGAGCTTGTTGGACGCATCAGGCCAGAACTGTTCAATGCAATATTTCGGTCCGTTCTTTGACCGGTATTGATCATTTATTACCGTACTCGTTGATCTACCAGCCCTCCAATTACCTTTTCCATTTATCTTTTGACTCCACCCATCTATATGTAAAATATATCCTCCAAGGATGTAATTGTTGTTTTGAAAGTTATTATAATCAGACCTTGAAACAGTAGGATCCGAACAATAATTTTCAATATAACATCCACATGTACAAGGCATAGTATCAAGAACGTATATAGCATCAGATACGGTCTTTAATATGCTTCCTGGCTGTAAGTACGGATAAAATTCAGAACAAAGATGTCGTTCGCCATCGCCGGATACATCACCCGCGTTATCACCAAAAAATGCTTTATCCATCCATTCAGATAAAGAATCCATTGTATCATAATTGAATAGAACAGAATACTTATTTTGGTTCTCACCTCCGGTTGTATATAAATAGTCGGTAGACACGTGCTCCATGTCTTCTAATTCTTTATATATATAGTCCTCTACAATACCAGTTATTAAAGGAACTGGAGCAGACAATATAGATTCTTGACGATGGGGAACTTCGCAGTCTCCTTCCATTTCTGGTAACCTAATATGATCAATTGGCTCCATATAATCCTGTGTTCCGTCTTCTCTGTATTTGGTAGCTATATCACATATCTGTCTTTCATTGTTTCCATTCTCCTTATTATTACAAGCTACAAGACCTATATTTTCAGACAAATAATTTATAGGGGTTCCTACAATATCATCATAATCGATAATAAATCTTGATTTCCCTTTAAAAGTAGCGAAATTGCTTTCCACTATAACAGTTTGACCTACGGTAGCAGGATTATTACATTCTTTTTGTTCTTCATCTATAACAACCGCATCGTCAATTAATATCCCATCTCCTGCCGTATTGCTATACTGCCATACATATTTTCTTTCCACTCCTGAGCAATCCGGAGCATATGCATTTATAGACTGGTATGGGATACTGTCTTTGTTCATTTCTTCTCTTGCCTTATCAGAAGGAGGTGGAATAAGAACAAATGCTGGAGTTTTATATCCGGTGGATGTCTTAAACGAGATAGAAAACGGATACACTTCATTTCTCATATACCCTACATACAGCGAACAAGCGTTACCATCCTTATATAGATCTTCGTGGGCTACCGATGCCTGCCATTTTAGAAAATGCCCCATAAGAGAAACTACAGGCTGTAAATTCCACTCTTTTTCCGCAGTAAGACCATACTGCAAAAGACGGTTTCCGACTGACACTATTCCTCTTGATGTGTTGTACACAGCCCTTTTCAAGGAAATATGCTCAAATGTAGTTCTTTTATTATTAAGGTCAGAATAATAATATATAGTCTTTTCCGTAATAGGATGAATGCCTTCTATAAAATAATCAACTACCGGCTGCGTTTCCCCATTGTATCCTACTGTATTTTGAATAACAGCTACCTTGTAATGACTGACCTGCCTATCTAAGTTAGACACCTTAAGTCTTATACCAAGATTAGTTCTTTCTCCCCATTTTCCATCATTGATTCTAATATATTGTTCATCGAATACATGTACAGGATTAGTCAATGAAGTATAGTTGGTTTTCTCGTTGCCAAATTCATCGCACAAGGCCACAGCAAACTGATACACGCCGGCGCGTAGGCTGCCCCCGTACTCTATCTGTACCGGCTCCACGCATGGCTGGTCCAGTAGCGGAAACACCCTAAGTTTCTCACAAGCCAGAAAACATCCATTCTCCTGCATGAACTTGTCCCTATCATATTCTTTATCGCATATCTTATACCCATGATAATGATACCAAATATCTCCTTCATCATCCGGAGTCAGAGCCTTGTCTACAATAACATACCTGGGAGGATTGTAATCGTCAGTCCAATAAATGCATTTTCCACATTTCTCTGTCTTTATCTCTATAGTTTTTATAGGATGGTAGATAGAGAATTTAAGACACGGATCCTGCTCATTGTCTTCCAACAAGGTCTTCATGCCCGAACATAATGATTCTGATCCTGATACCATAGATTCTATATCGGAATCAGACAGGATACTTGTATCAGATTCAGGCTTGAAATAAGTTATTTTAGATACGCCCGTCTCTGGATTAGTTATAAAAAAATAGATATTACCAGACGTAAGATCATTCTTGTATCCAATAACTTTAAACCCATCAAAATCTATACACTTAAGATTACTATGTTCATTTGATCTCATGCCAACATTGCCATCTTCGGATTCTATGTTGGCATTCAAGGCAAACGTATAATGCTGCTCCGTAAGGCTTGACGGATGCAGATCACGGTTCATACCTGTTTGAGGTATCGCTATGTTTCTGTTATCTTCTGATGCCATTTTAATAACTGTTTGTCACAAAGATAGCAAAATAGAATCAATCATGCATTCTTTAAGGTATCAGCGAAAATAACTATCTTTCGAAAAAAATACATCATCATACAATATGAGAAGAAGATTTAGCAATATTATGTCAGCAAATTGTCTTATCCCAACTTTTGTTGGAACATATGATTTCAATAGATCAAGCATATTAAACAATGTATCACTTTTTAAAATATGCAATAGAGAAGATATGTCCAGTAGCGCAAGTCTTGCTACTTATTTTGCCCAGCAAGCTAATGCAACATACCAATGTACAACCCTTGACCAACCCGAAAAAAACGTAAATGCCCTATTTGGATATAATAACAACATTGTATATGTCAACATAAATAATAATAATCAACTTGATTTTAACATGAAATTAAAATTCAGCGTTGATGATATATTCTTCTACTTACTCATTCTAACAAAAAATGGAGGTTCTCCAGATCACCGTCATGCATATATGCAAGAACTAAGTAGAGAAGAATACAGTATAACACAAGTATATGAATATATAGAGTCAAGTTACACCGATTTGCCCTATATTGTTTTATGATTCAACGGTACCAAACGTACTCACATAGACACTTGGATATATCATATACCCTTCTTCACTAAGAGTCAATGTTTTCACTGATTTTGTAGTAGTAGGAGTAAGTTCTATTCTATCCATTGTAAATACTCCATTTTTTGCTTCAAGATGAATATAGAAATATATGTAACTAAGCCAATCCCCATATTCTAACAATTGAATTTCAAATTCAACAGTCATATACCCATATTCACTTGCGAGTCCACTCCCAACTTGATCGATTATTTTGCGATCTTCCAAGTCATATGTCACAATAAATTCCGCTGTTTTTATGCTGGTACATGAAAGGCAACGTTCTGTTACTTTGTACTTTATAATTTTATGGGGGGGGTGAACCAATATCAAATCTTCTTCTCATACCATAAACTTTTTTTTAATCTCCAATATTATCTACAACCCCTACATAAAAATCAGGGATAGGATTATCATTGAAATTTCTTATTTGAATATCAATATAATTATAGAAATAATTATCAACTGGATCCATTATCGTCACATTACTTTCTAAAACCCCGTCTTTGTATGAATACAGTTCCTCATGTTCGGAATCAATGTAAAAAATATATCTTGGTAAATCCTGGGTATTAACTGTTAGATGATTATTAAACAAACTTAATTTAGAATGATCAGCAGACAGAAGTAACAATAGAAATGTATATGAAGACTTATCTCTTATTATAATATCACGATTAGATGATACATTAGACAAAACTTTGGATAAATCAAATTCTCCAAAACTTATCTTGAATTTCTTTCTTCTTATTGGAGTTATATATACTGGACTATTAACTACAATATTATTCCATTTAAATTGACTCCCTTCCATTACAGGAGAAAAACAATTACCCATCACCATATTAACATTTTCAAATCTTCGCCTCATAACATCTACTTATAATTTATATCTTTTACCCCTAATTAACACAGTGCCATCGCCTCCAGGAGATTGATAACCGCTTTGCCAGGTATTTCCCGCTCCTCCTGCTCCGCCGCCATATCCACCACCTCCATAAGCCCAAACTCCATTTCCGACAGAATCCCCTCCTTTCCCCTCTGTATAGTCAGAAACTCCCCCTTGTGGATAACCTCCTTGATTACTGCCTCCACCACCGGCGTTACGTTTCCCAGTGGGTTCTCCAAAATCGCGTGTCGTATGACCTTGCCCTTTCCCAATAGTATATCCCGCATTTGAAGTTCCATCGCTACCGTCAGATCCAGCCTTTCCCGACGCCCCCCCACCAGATCCGCCATCACCTCCTTTTAAAGACTTCCATTTACCGCCCTGGCCTCCTTCTGCACGATAAGCAGAATTCATAAATTGTGAATGACCACCGTCTCCCGCATCTACATTTGGTGAATCAAGACTGGCAGCACCTGCCTTTCCTCCCTTTCCCACTATAATGGGAATAATTTGGCTTGGAGTCACAGAGATCGCATCTCCATCACGCCATCCTGTTGTGTCTTTTTTGAAGGTTTTTGTATAGCCGCCACCTCCACCAAAAACATCCGATCCTCCCCCGCCACCACCAACCAAAAAGACATCTACTTCCGTGCATCCTTTAGGCACTACCCATGTGTAATTTCCTGCCGGATAAAACCTTATGATAAAATCTTCAAGCTCCCTGTCTTTATTTTCAAATCTTCGCCTCATGTCACACAAATATATAGAAAGAATCATTGTGATATATACTACTCTCTTTTGCAGAAGTAATACAATCAACATCTTCATCTGCATTATTAACAAGATCTCTCATTCCATCGTATCTATTAGAAAACATAAAAACGTACCTCTGGTCATTTATCTGAAACTTGTATATAATACTCTGTTGTTCACTTGGAGCAGGATATGGGTCAAAATAAATCCGTATTGACATCGGTTCATAGCCAGCACTACTTTTTGGTAACGAAAAAGAAACTGGACTCTGAGTATGAATATTAAAAGCTGTACCTTCTCTAAGTTGATTCAACACACTATTTACCTTATCCTGGCTAATTGTATCGGATTCGATTTTATTCATTAAATAAAATAACCTGATTGCATCTCCAGGATCGATTTCTGTTTCCACATAATGATAAATAGCTCCACCACCAGATCTTTGTTCCTCAAAATATCTTCTCCTACTCATAATAATACTCCTTCCGATAATAACCGATAAAACTAAAACCTTTCGACTCCTTCCTCAAAACATCATGCTTATTCCAATACTTTTCTAAGTCGAAAGCCTCTCTTTCAAATACGATGTTATGATATGCCTTATCATGATCGCGATATATGCACAACCTAATCAGGTACTCAATCAAATACCATGCATAGTATAAAAATATCGGAATAAGAGACAGCCACAGCATCCACCATCCTACATTACCAAATAAGAGACATAATCCTATTGTAAGCAACGATATAAACATACCAAAACAAAACATTGTATGATACTGATTACAATGCGTCTCTTCATGATATTCGGCCTTCAATGATATAGCATCACGTTCGGTAAATACGGCTCCAAACAGCATAATTGTTTTATAGCCGTCAATGAACGTAAATAACTTAGCTATTTTTGATTTATAATATATTTTCATTGCCAAAAAATATTTTATGCCAATTGCACAAAGTTAAAAACTCTATAGGAGAATTAACCCCATCCCATTCCCATTCCTTAAGGTAAGACTCTAATCTACTCCCATCAATACCTTCACACCCATGAAGAAAAACCAGATGAGGCATAAATAATTCTCCCCCTTCCAAAGATTTGTTAAACTTACTAACCAACCTCTTTCTGAACTTAGGACCATACCATGATTTTTCATTTGTGGATCCAAGACAATAGTAAGAATTATTTTTGACTTTAATGCCAAACCATTTACATACATATGGATGATATACCCTATCTGCTAAAAATATAAATGGCTTATACCATAGGCAGTGCCAGAATGTACTACACTTGCCACCAAACTTCTTAAACGCCCATCTGAACCCTCCAGAGAAGTACCAGTTGTTAGCACCTCTCTTAACCTTAACTTTGTATTTAAGATTCTTATTCCGGTTACTAACCCTATCCCACGGCTTAACCTTATCGGTATCCATATCAGGAAGGAATGTCCAATGATGAAGCAAGGCGCTGTAATAAGGATTGTATATCTTGTGTCTGTTTCTAATAACGTACTCAAAAATATCGTATCCTACTTGCCCGGCTTCTTCAAATCCTTTTTCTGACAAGAAAGCTAATATAGGAGCCAGATTCCAGATCTGATCTTGTGAAGTGAATGGGGAGAAGCATGGATCTTCGTCTTTTAACTCTATACCATTAGTGTACCCGGAACTTATCTTGGTAAGACCGAATTTGCTTGCATCTTCGCTATGGATATCGTCTCTTAAGAAAAATCCTTTTTCGAATTTGAAATAAATACCTTTGTTGTTATTAAAAAATAGATCATAAGTAGTATCGGCAAGACGGGTAAGCACCAGTATGGCATTACGAACATCATCTTCTGTCTTATTACCGAGAATCATTTCCGTATATACAAACTGAAGGTACTGAGCCAGGTTGATGGTTCCGTCGCCGACCCAGCCTGCCCCGTTCTTCACCGACGACAGTGGGATGCACGAGGCCTGCTCTGTGTAGCTGGAATCATAAACAAAATCCCGGTAAAACACCTCCTTAATCCTACTGTATTTATCCCAAAGACCTTCCATCACCTTAACCTATAACAATAACACAATCACGCTTTTCCTTATTATAAACCATCGTACCCATCTTAGTGTACAAACCTTTTATATTTTGGTAATTGGTTTCACCATGAGCCGAAACGTTAGTAGTAATGCTGTCGGAGTAAACTTCCGTACCTCCTTCATTAATGAAATTAAATCCTTGTTTAACCATCTCTCCTCCAAGGTAGGCTGTAAAAGACACAACAACATTTCCTCGTCCTCTATTTCCATACCAATTACCATAGATGTCGGCATTGATATTAGGTTCTGACTCGTCCATACCTGGCGCTGACAACAAGGTCTTCATCTTAATAAGCGCTCCTTCAAGACCAGACTGCATGTTATCACCACCATAAATAAGGTAATCACCCACCTGTTGTTGGGTGGTAGCCCACTGCTTACTCCATCCCACAAACTTATTATCTACTTCTGATATGCCTGTATTTGTAAAACCAGTTGCAGTATCAAAATCGGAGCCGTCTTCTGATTCCCATCCATACCTAAGAACAAGATAATCGAACTCAGGAATTACAACAACCTGCTCGCCGGCAGCTTGTGTTATTGTGACGTTCTTACTCTCTCCACCAGCCGTTACCTTAGCTACGCCACGGCGATCTTCGGCTACCGGATTAGGTCCGGCTGTGAAGATGATGTTTGCCGGTCCTATGCCTCTCATTTTGTCGGCGGTTACTATTTCGCTTGCTTTAACCTCTAACATCTTATTTCATTTTAAATATTTCAAATACATATATCCAGCTCAACAAAAATACTACCGGGCAGTACATTGTCTCTACCAAACTCGCATCTCCTTTAAATTGCCTGATTGACCAAACAATCATAGATGCAATAACGCCAGACAAGTATATAAATAAAACTACCTCAATCATACCAATTTAAGTATATTATCAATTACAGGATATGCCTTAGAATAAATCTCAAACTCGGCATGACGCCGCCTAAGAGGTTCGTACATGCCTTTTAATGTCATACCCATCATCTTAAGTTCGGTCTTAGCATTTTTCAGCTTAACCAAATCTTGCTGTGCATACAACTTAAACAAATCGGCTGCTCCTTGCGCTTCTCCATTATACATCAGTTCCTCAAAGAATCTCATCTTTACAAAATTATCCACATAATCCAATACCAGACCTTGAGGCGTGTCTGGTATAATTATATTAGATTCTCCGTCGAAAGGAAGAGACCGGTACTGCATGTAAATGGGTCCATCGAAATTAGCATACAGAAATCCGTTTACGATATTTATCTCATACGGACTATCCTTGATCACCTTATTCCGGCATTTACTCAAACAAGAATCACGAAGCATAGGCTTAGCAAGACCTAACATTACCGGCCGGTCATAATAGCAACGAACTTCATGATCGCGATCATGAACATTGATATAAAATTTTTCAACTATCACCTTCTCGCATTCTTCTTTACAACATTCGTTGCACGAACACCATCTATAGCTTCTTTCGGTACGTTCTTTCCAAGCTATTGTATTTTGAAGCTCTGGTATCACCTTATCACCTTCAGGCACCTCATATCCTTTAAAATCGCATTTGAAAGCCAGAATAAGATCAAAGTAATCACCAGGCATACGGGCCTGCCCTCGCTTGACATCCACTACCGCTTCTTTGCGCATAGTAATATCACCTCCAAACTTCTTCAGGGCAATTTCTACCCATTTGTAGATGGACACCTCATCTATCAGATCACGCTTGTCAAATGATCTTAAAGACGATTTTAACTCTATGATATAATCTTCGACTGTCATAACAAAAAATATGGAGGACAGGAAACGAACCTGACCTCCACAAAGATATAAATAATCTGTCTAATGCCCTATTTTGTATTTTCAAAAGTTAGGATCTTCAAACTTACCATACTTCAAGAAAAGGCTCCTACACTTTTCCTTTATCCCCTTAAGTGTAGCCTCATATCCGGCTCCTGTCATGTAGATGGTTTGCTGATTAACTCTTTCCCCAGAATACTTATCCACAAAATAAGATCGATAAACACCAAATTTGTTTTTAACAATGTCACTGTATAACTCCCATCTACCCTGCCCATTCCTGAACATGAACTTGACTTCCTCAAGAAACAAACGGAGATTCTTTTCGGCGATGATGATTCCATTCTGCTCAAGCTTCTTCGCCACATCTCTAATCAACCACATGTTTTCATGATCAACTTTCTTGAACGACTCCGCAAACTCCACATCGGGACGCTGCTCTTCTATGGTCTTTATCGCCTGCTGTCTCTCCGCCTCTGCTTGCGCTCTCTCGGCTATGGCTCTATTTTTAGCATCAATCTCGTCAGCTAATGCTCTTAATGCAGATGGATAGTCTTTCGGTGTTATAGAATAGGAACCCGTTTTTCTTATAGAGGGGAGAACCTCGGATGTTACCCATCGTTTAAACTTCTTTGCCGATTCTAATTTTGATGACAAAACAAGAGAATATAACCCAGATTCATTGATTACACGTATGCTGTCTAACTCATTGATTTCCAAGGGAGCCCAAAACGAGCCCCTCTGAAAATCAGACAGTTGCAAAAGAATGGTATCTTCTTCATCAACATGTCTTTTTATTGGATTTTTAGGCGTAGCATAGCCAAGTGATCGAGCTACATCTATAGCCACGAACCACACATCTCCATTTGGATCTACTATGGTTCTAATATCTCCAAATTCTGAATTTTTAAAGATTGTTACGCTCCCGTTTGTTTCCGTTTCGCTGGATTTTTGCGTCAAAATAATGTTACTGTTCTTCGCATTGTTTTGAAAATTGTTTACCTTTGTTCCCATAATAGGAATTGTTTTTTTGTATCCGCCTGCTTGAGAAAGTAGACGGATATGCAAAAGTAGCGATTATCCTGTATCTACAAAGGGTGATCGCTACTTTTTTCTACGACTTTCTGTGTCCTAATTCTTTATCTTCGAAAACTCTCTTAATCTGGAAATCTTTAAACACTCTTCTTTTAGCAAGTATTTCATTGTACATAAATCGATATCTTCGTCCTTTATTCATTTTAACCCTTAACTTCTTTTTCAAGCTATCTTGTATTACAAAATGGTAATATCTTTTAGAGTCTGCGAAATCCATAGCCAGATGGTTGTAGAGGTAGCCGTTGGTGCCGAGCCTGCTCACGATGTCCAGGTCCCGCCTGACGGTAAAGCGCTGGCCCGGTATAAGCACATGGCATAAGTAGCCCACGTTATCTACGTAAACACCAGCATCAGCTTCCACATAATGCTCTGATACGGTTTTCCATATAATAGACAACAGCCTTAAAACCTCTCCTCTATCTCTTATCATGCCTTTCTTAAAACCATTCTTTCTCTTCATAAGACGATGGTAGTAGGCTGCAAAATACGGTGATTGTATTGATGTTCTTTTCATGTTACTAAGTTATATAAAAATGGGTCTTGGTTTCACAACTAAGACCCAAATAAAGATAAATAATATTTTATTATTGAACAATTTGACTTTTCTGATTGGAATCAAGATTCGGATTTTCATCAATAGGAATCTGTAGCCTGAATGCTACTTCCTTTATCGTCTCTGCCACTACATACTCAATCAGCTTAATAGGGCAAATAAATTCGTATTCCCATTCAGATTCGCACCCTTTAGGTGTAGGATCGCAGGCCATTAACTCCAGCGCCTTCTTTCTTCTTGTTGTAAAGAACTCTACGTTAATAAGCTCTATATGAAAATCCGGTATATAAATATAGTCGTTTTCTACATAATAAAAAGGACGACGTTCTTTAACGTATTTAGCATACGGTCTTTTTTGTTCATTGCGATACGACTTTATTTCAGCGAACTTAAAAAATATAGTGTTATCTACGTTAGTCACCTTAGTAATAGCCGGTCTAAGGGCAGAATAAAGAAGTCCTGGAAGCTTATGCTTTGAACGCATAAGTGTATTACACAACGCAAATTCGGCATCGCAGCAAACTATTTTATCAACTTCAATCATCTCCAGGCAAGTAACGTAAGTTAGGAGCCGGTGGTCGCCAAGTAACGTCCCATCATCCCACCTCTGGGCCGTATAAGATTCGGCTTTAGTTCTACCGATATTCAATATCCATCTCCGACTAACATGCGAATCTTTGTCAAGGGCATGAATACCGTTTACAACTCTTGATACAAATTCACCATTGGTAATCATGCTCCCCTCCTTTCTTTTGCTCTTGATTCTCTTGATTTAGCATTCAAGATCCTCATATAAATCTCTCTTTCACTCATGCTGGATATGGTTTTTATGGCCTCATCCAACATAACTTTCGTATATAAAGGTTTAGGGAATCCCTTTATCTTAACCGGATCAGGAACCAACTTAGCCTTACGATATTCATAAAATCTTTTAGAAGTTACATTAAGATAAGAAACAGCCTCTTCTCCGGTATAGTACTTAGCCGGATTAGCAAGCTGCGTCCATGTCTCAAGATCGTTGGCTGTAAGATGATCGCATTCCCCGCTTAAAAACATCTCCTTTATCTTATCGCATACCGCCGCACCGCTTTTACGCAGCGTCTCTGTCAGAATTTCTTTCATTTTCAAAACATCCTGTTTTAAACCTTAAAACAATAGAGGCAATGATTATCAAAAGAGTAACAGCCATAACAGAGCACACTACGATATTGTGTTCAATAGGCATCTCAATATTAACCGTAACCCATTCTACACAGATATTAAAAATCATACTATAGATCAATAACCTATGCCATATACAAAACCTGAACATTCTTGAAAAAGCCAAGAGAAATAGGTCCCATGATAGAGAATGACCTAATATCGGATACAGCCAATTAGTGATACTAAAAGGATAAAACTCATCAAAAATGCTGGCTAACATAATAACCTGTATCAACACAGGATAATACTTCACAAACGTCACACAGACATTCCTCTGTCCTTTGCTAATAAACTTGTTGCTCATAATATGTTGTTGTTATGTTATTAAAATGGGGAAGGCGATCAGCACCTTCCCCTGGTTTTCAATCACTTTTTAGTGCTCGTCTTCTTTCTTTTCATCTTACCGCCAACACTACCGCCTTGACGCATTTTGGGTTTGTCCTTTTTATCAACTTCCCCACCCTGACGAGCTTTCTTTTTACAAGCCATGATACTAAAAATTTAAAATTGAATGATGTGCAATATTAATCATTTTTATTCTAATAGACAATACTTAAAACACAATATTATAATCTAAAATATTCAAGGGGAGAGAACTAAATTCCCTCCCCTTGCTAATTATGCTGGATTAAGATCCATTTGAGAATAAGCGTATTTCAAAGTACCATTTTCATCACCACACTCAGCTCCATCTACGATAAAGTTGTAAGAAGCAGGAGATTCATTATATACATTGAAAACACCACCTTTCTTGGAGATATTTTGTTTTTCATACTGCCTAACAGTAGCGGTCTTATACACTTTGCCTTCGTAAGACACGTTTATAGTTCGTATATACCATGTAGTATCTCCATTCTCATCTCCAGTATGAACATATCCTGCCAATATACCACCCATTACAGCCCCGAAATACGAACAAGAGCTTCCGGATTGTTTTCTCTGGGTTGTTGTTCCGATGCTTATAGTAGCTCCAGATATCTCACGATAATCAGCATCCACCACCTTAATATCACAGGTGTAGATTCGGATATTTCCATTTTCATCACCAGTCCATTCGAATCCGGCAATACACTTACCGGAGCCAGCATTATAAGAAACATTACCCCTCCTATATGTAGCCCAAGAGCCGTTTTTCAATGTAATATGCGCCGGAACAGGTTTAGCCTCTGCCTTTCCTTCTTGGTTGACTGTTATGTTAACAGTCTTCCCAGACTCATTTTGCCTCAATGTCACAGTGCCACTTCTGGAAGATGAAGAGCTGTTTGCGGATGAGATTATTACAAATGAATAATCATAACCTGACAAAACAGGACAACTTACTTCTGATGGTTTTTCTGTAACTTCTGTAACCCAACTTGGCTTAGATGATACAGTGTATCCTATCTTACTTCCATTCTTTTTACTTTTTAATTGAATACATAAATATGAGTTATTTGCACCTCCATTTGCATCGGCATTCCAAGTGCTTTGGTTGGCACTAAACTCATAAGTGGCAGCAACAGCCTGTGTAATGTTAACGTTAACAGTTTTCCCTGATTCATTTTGGACGAAAGTAATAGTACCGGAACGAGAAGAAGGGGAAGAGTTAGCTGTCATAGTAATTTTAGCAAGCATACTCGTAGATGTCTGGTCTCTATAATCTACAGAACACCAATCAGGCTTAGATTGCACACTATATCCAATATACGATCCACTTTTGGTACTTGTAATAGTATATTGTATAGTTTGTGCTTCACCTGATCCAGACCATACTTTACCAGTTGTTCCATCTACAAACTCAAAGACATATGGCGCATATCCGCATTTTCCAACTTCATATTCGTATTTGTAGTCGGCATTACCACAATCATCATAACGAACGTATTTAACTTGATCATTCTTACATCCATTTTCTTGCCAAGAACCGTAAGATCCGCAATTACAGCAATTCCTACAACTTACAGAATATTGACGATCTATACTACCAGAGCAGCTATCACGATAAGCATCATACTGAGTATGACCTACGCAATCTCCTGTTCCGTAATAAGACCAGTCTGTACAAGATTCTCCACCTCCATTAACCCATCTTGTGTTGTTGTAAGAAGAAGAACATGGATTGGTGTCACGTTGTTGCTTCTGAGACGTACAACCGTCGCAACGGGTGCTTCCGGTATCAGACCAAGAAGGTGTTGTGCTATCAGCTACGCAATCACCGTTTTTGTTAGCTACTGCCTGACCTTGGGAATTTACAGCATCTTGAGCCTTCTTATTAGCATCAGCTTGACTGATATTGGACGTAAATGGACCACCTACTTGGTCCTGAGTTACGGTAACAGACGAACCATGCTGACAGCTTCCGCAATTGTTTCTGGTGAAGACCCTACTTGCCTTACCGGTCCAAGTACAAGTTCCCTGCGCGTCAGCAAGAGCCTGCCCCTGCGCCTCTACAGCAGCCTGAGCCTTACTATTTGCGTCTTCCTGACTTATAGTTGAAGTAAAAGGACCACCTGTCACATCGTCCTGATCTATAACCACCTTAGATCCAACACCATTATCGGCGCATTGTTTTGTAAACTCCTTACTGTATGTACCAGCCCATGTACAAACCTTATCACCTCCTTCTATCCAACGTTCATCTTCTCCACCATAACACTCATTGGTATTAATCTGTTTCTTATAAGATTTACCATCTTCGCATTTGGTTTCAAGAGGATCTGTATCAATCCATACCGGATCAGTACTATCCATTTCACAAGTTCCATTCTTGTTTACATAAGCCTGTCCTTGAGCCTCTACAGCTTCTTGAGCTAATCTATTAGCTTCCTCTTGACTTTCATTTGAATAGAACGGTCCACCCACCATGTCTTGTGTTACGCTCATCGGAACGCCATGCTGACATGATCCGCAATTGTCTTTTGTAAACTGCTTGCTATATACGCCTACGAACCTACATTTACCTTTTTGGTTAGCAATAGCCTGCCCTTGAGCTTTAACGGCTTCCTTAGCCTTATTATCAGCATCCTCTTGACTTACGAAAGAAGTAAAAGGATTGCCTTCAACATCAGCTTCACTTACCTCTACTTCTGTTCCTGAATCCGGTATTTCACAGTCGTTCTTTTGGAACGTTTCTGAGTAATGACCGGTCCAGCTACAAACTTTGTTCCCACCATCTACCCAACGTTCTTGATTGTGGGTTTCAGAACATTCGTTGGTATCATGTTGCTTTTTCTGAGACTTACCTTCATTACATCTAAGTTCTTCCGGAACAACGTCTTCCCATACAGGATCGGTGCTAAGTGGCGTACAGTTGCCGTTTTTATTAACATAGGCCTGGCCTCCTTCTTCTACGATCCTACGAGCTTCTGCGTCTGCCGCATCCTGGCTTTCTGTAGACGTAACAGGACTACCATTAACCATTTCGGCCGTAACCTCCATTTCTACACCCTTATGGCAAGCTTCACATTCAGGAACGAATCTCTTGCTGTAATGACCGGTATAGACCGTCATATTCTCACAATTACCCTTACTGTTAGCAATAGCCTGTCCTTGTTCTTTGACAGCAGCTTTAGCCTTGTTATTAGCATCATCTTGACTCACGGTAGATGTGAAAGGAGCACCAACAACATCTTGTTCGGTTACGGTAATCTTAGACCCTACCTGACCTTCATTACAATCGTTTTTGGTAAATTCTTCACTGTATTTACCAGTCCACGTACAATGGCCGTCCCGGTTGGCTATGGCCTGGCCCTGCTGCTCGACGGCAGCCTGAGCGAGCGCGTTAGCAGCCTCCTGGCTTTCGTATGAAGTAAAAGGACCACCGGTTACATCGTCTTGGTCTACTGTTACCTGCGAACCTACGCCTTCTCCTTCACAATTGTCTTTTGTGAATACCTTGCTATATACACCAACAAATTGGTTTTTATCTATGCAAGTACCTTTCTTATTAGCAAGATCTTGTTTCTGTTCTTCCATAGCGGCCTCGGCCAACGCGTTAGCTGCCTCCTGGCTTTCCCTTGATACAAAAGCATCTGGGTATCCGGCAAGATCCTTTTCAGTCAAATCAACGAAGCTTCCGGTCTGAGATTCGGCATCGCAATCATTTTTCTGAACACGAGCCGAAGCCTTTCCAACGAAATAATTTGGATCAGTAACGCATTCTCCATTCAGGTTGGCTTGTTCCTGACCGTTTTTCTCTATATCATCAAGAGCTTTCTGATCAGCATCTTCTTGACTTACGTCTGATGTGTATTTACCAGCTTCTACTGTGTAAGTGTAAGGAGCTCCGATAAAACCATCTTCGCAGTCATTTTTATAAAATACTTTTGACTTCTCTACATTATACCATAAATTTGTTTCACATGTACCATGCTCATTAGCATAACCTGGACCTTCAGCTTCCAAGGCATCCAAAGCCTTCTGATTAGCATCCTCCTTAGAAACAGAAGAAGAGAAGCGGCCGGCTTCTACAACGTACTCTACCATAGATCCAACTTCAGTCACTTCACAATCTGTCTTTTGGAACATCTTGGATTTCCTGTCATTGTACCATTTTATGGTATTGCAAGTACCATGAGAATTAGCATAGTCTTGACCTTTGGCATTCAACTCAGCTTCAGCCTTACGGTCAGCATCTTCTTGGCTTATGGTAGAAGAAAATTGCCCGGCTTCGATCGTCATCGTAACCAAACTTCCTTCTTCGGTATCAGGATCGCAGTCGTTCTTTCTAAACGACTTTGATTTCTTGACATTGTACCATAATATGGTTATACAACGACCATGCTCATTAACCCAGTTCTGACCATTTTGCTCAATGTCTCTCATAGCCTTGTCATCAGCATCAGACTGAGATATGATAGACGTGTATTTTCCGGCCTCAACAACGTACTCAAGCTCTTCCCCTTTCTCTGTCTCAGGATTACATCCTTCTTTTGTGAAAAGAGCCGACTGCCTTTTATTTCTATAAACTACCTGTTCTTTTTTTTTATGAACTACCGTACATTCTTCAGATACGCCACCATCCCTGGAAGACACCCTTATCTTGACACTTCTGTTGGCACCAGTATCATTTTCATCAAAGTAAATATTAACCTTACTGTTAAGACCGCCTTCTTTCTTATCTATGTTCGCCCAACAATTACCTACTTTCATTCGCTAATCCTCCATCTTAAATTTTCGGGAGTTGTACTTACGTTGATTACCTCCGGTGATCCATCTGAATCAAGATCAACAACATCCTTGTCCAGATAGATTTCCTCCTTATCCACAGACTCGCATTCAACTATTTCAATAACATAATCTTTTATATTACTTTCTATACTTAACTGCGTGCTTGTTTCATCACCCTCAATTTGTTCAAATTCCTTATCCAATTTAATGTAAGGAACGATCTTTCCGGGCTGATAAATAGGAATCAGTACACCATTTATAGTTATGTTCTCATTAACTTCATTCCCATCCTCATTACCAGGCATGGAAACAATCATCGAAACCTGGAACGTGTCTTCAAGACCCGGATCACCAGGGAAACCATAATCAAGCCTAATATCATTGACATCAATATTTAGACCAGAAGCGGTGGTAAATGCCTTTATAACGCCCTTTATACCACTATCTCCTGTAATAAGGGCATTGATAGAAGCGGCGTTGGTAGTAATAAGGATCTGCTTATCTCCACCAGATATAGGGAACTCCAGCCTACTAACCGACACTTCTGTGATCTTAATACCTTTTTGCTTGAAAGTAATGGCTTTCATGCTTTCGGTATCGGACTTCTTCACAATTCGGATAGTGATCCTATCTTCCCTTCCTTTCCAAGATGGAGCATCGAAATTCATTTTATCACGACCGACACCTTCCTTCTTATCTGAGGTAAGCCAAGAACCATCATCCATCTTATATATTCTTTCTTTGCTCATAATAACCCTCCTTCATTAAAGTGTCAGTTCCCATTCAACGCCATCATCTACCACAACCTGTACCGTAGCCGTACCGCCTGTGGCTTCAAATGTTATGTCAGTAGGAATAACATCAAATATCTCTTGTACGCCAACACATCCTAAGCCGCAGATAATATCCTTAAACCATTCCTCTTTAGCGTATTTTTTAAGAACTTCTTTAAAGAACTCACGAAGCCAATCTGAATCAATAGATTCCTTAAGTATGGTTTCTATTATTTCCTTAAGCCAAGATTCGTGCATTTCCTCTTTCAGAATCTCTTTAATAAGCTCGACAATGGTTTCTTTATCTAACTTATCAGAAGGCACAGAGCCATCAACGAGATTACCCCCACATATAAATCCTTTGCATTTTTCTGCCATTTCTTATCCTCCTAAATTAACAATGGAACCCATAAGAACTATTTGCTTCTTCTCGGTACACAACCCTCACTTCAGCAAGTTCATCCTGTTGACACATATCCCGGCAGAACCTAACAGTACGACCCTGGACTTTATACATATCAGAAGGTACGACACCCCCGCAATAAGATACAAGCAAAATCTCTGCCGGATCTTTCTTTAGAACCACATGAGAAGTACCGTCAAACACTTCTGTATTGACAGATCCACTTACGTTAATAGCCCTTGAAACGTATTTAGCTAAATTAGCTAAAGCTCCGTCTAAAGGCATACCATGATACAAACCAGCTTCTTCTATAGTTTCTCCATCATAGAATATGTTAGAAGAAGGAATATTGCAATGATGCGGGCGTTCGCACCCACCATGACTGCCAAAACAACCGTTACCTGTTATTGCCATTGTTACTCAAAATATTTATTTTTTGTTTTAAAAATTCTATTTCCCTATCCTGGTATTCCATACGGCATATCATTGCATTGATTAAAGCCGTAAGATCAGATTTCTGAGCCAGACTGAAGTAGCCAGCGTTGATACCGTCCGCACAGTACACGCAGTTCGTGCAGGTGTATCCGTCCGGGCATGGCACCGGCGTCTCGTCCACATGTGGAACATATACGTGTTTGCCACTTAAATCCTTACCAATTTGTGCACTCTTTTCCATTTTGAAGTTGTTTTTCGAGTTTTTCAACCCTTTGTTTTAAAAGCGTATTTTCTTCAACCATCCTATCCAAAAACTTATCTATGTTTTCGAAAACCAGTTCTATATTATGTATAACCTCATTATAAGGCATACCTGGAGTTAATTTGGATATGAATGTCTTGCATCCTGTATAATGAATGCAATGATCGCTTAAATGACCATACGGGCAATCGCATTCTTTTGGAAGAATCTCGCAATTGTCCGTACAGTCATTACATGGATCAGACCCGATGCAAATATTAGATCTCAGAATATCAGGTCTGTCATCTTTACAAGTATTACACGTATTCATGACTTATCTTTTTTTTGGTGCAAGATAGCAATTTTCATCCACACCATCACAAAAGAATGTCAATCTATGTATTCCAGACGGTTAGTACTGCCCTTAAAAACGTATCCACATCTGTTTTCTATCTCTACATCAGTAATAGGAAGAATAGCATCTTTGCCATAAGTAAGTTCACATTTTGAAATAAAATTTACTATACCTTGATAATTACCGTGAAATTCCCTTGCAAGTTTCCTGCCTGTAGGAATCCCGTCTTTATTCGTTTCAGGAATGCCTATCAAGCACTTTATCCAGTTCGGCTCATTCTTATTATTGCTTCTTATTTCATAATTTATGATATCAAATACAATACCTTCAAGGTTTTTGACATCAATATTGTCCGCATCCATTTTCTTATCAATACGGATCGTACTTGTTAAATCTCGTAATTTCATGATACTTTCTATTTTAGACATTAATGAATAACTATCACAGTGTTTTAAGAGACCAAAGTAAGAAGCCCAACTTTCGTTTGTAATACACTTCTTTGCGTCTTTGGCCACCCTCTCCCTTATTCTCACATAACCTTTATTGTGTTCGGATACACCTTTGTTGTTACGGTGGAAAACATACCCGCAAAAATCAAGAGGTTTATCCATGTCTGTTATAATACAAGTATGCCTTTTAGATCTTATCTTAAGCTCATACCACCAATAATTCTTAATCCTCCATTTGGTAGTATTAGCATCCTCCTTAGTATAAAAAGCAAGGAAATTATCATCAGCATACCTCAATGAAAAAGGAGCCATTCTCTTTACAAGATTATCGAAATCTTTCATAAGGAGATGATGGATAAAAGGACTTGTAGGAGTACCTATAGGTAGCTCTCCAGATACAAAGCTTACGTCTATTACAAAATCTATAAACTTTTTATTTGAAATAAAGTTCTTAAGCACTTTTCTAAATACCTTATCTTTTGCATGATTGTAGCATTTACGTTGATCTATAACCAAGCAATACTTCAAATCAAGTCTATCATAATAAACATGCTTCATCTTTTTAATAAGAGACTTCGATTTAGACGATGCTGTTATGCCAAATCCTGGCTTGCAATTAAGACCATTCATATTATCCTTCTCATAATACAAAGGACCTAACTTTACTAAAACAAGATGCTGATAGATTCTGGTGGTAAGGTCCGGACTGTTTATTTCACGAACCTTACCATTCTTGTTTTCTTTGATAAGTTTGCGATATTTGATTTTGCTAACATAAGTACCATCTAAATACCATTCATACAATTTTAATGAATTACCATCAAAATCAGAATTGAAATTAACAACATCATTCTTTTTAGAATGGTTTTTAAATGCTGCTTCGCATGCTTCTCTAATATCATCCAAACTTATATCTATATAGTTTGAAACTGATTTCAGTTGTGGGCTAATGACGGGCTTACGACCGTCGCGCATCTCTATCATATTTTTATCATATAACCTCATACGCTTGTCTTTTATTGATTCTCCACTCCTGGGAAAGATTAAAAAGAATATACCCAATTTTTTAGCCCACACAGGGCAAGGCCGCAATTGTTGCGATTCGTATTAGAAGCGGCGTTATTCGCATTCAGATTACGAGGCGAACAATTGCCATTGTTCGCATTACCGCCGAAACGAGCAGCCAATTCTTTTTAACCTTTTTCTCAACCGTTATTTGCTATTTCAGAGGTCAGATCCCAATGTAAGACTTGTTAGCAGACTAACGGATTTCATTGAATAGCTTTTTTATTGTTTATAATGTTAACTATCTCTGTTGTCTAATTACGTTGCAAACGTATGTATAATATTTTATAGATACAAAACAATTTGTATTAAATATTTTAAATTTTTGTTTTGTAGCTATAAAATATTATATTAGCAAGATACGGCTGCTCCGTAAGATAGTATAAGGCTGCGCCTTAGCGCTGCGCTTATGATGGCTGCGCCATCAATGGGTTGCACCTATTAAACCTGCGGTTGACTGACGTCTAATAACAACTGGGCAAGGCCGCAAGAGTTGCGATACGTATAAGAAGCGGCGTGATACGCATTCAGATAACGAGGCGAACAACTGCCATAGGACGCATGACCGC